TAAATGAGAAAGAAGAAGAAGTTAGCGGAGAATCTGCTTACCGAGCACTTGAGGCTCTGCATTGCTTCTGTGGCAGGCAGCGACGATAGACAAGAGATAGATAGATTTATAGGAAAGATGCCGGCTAGAGATTCTAGGTTTATTAGAAGGGTTATGGCAGAAATTACCCCAAATGTTGATTTAAAGCAAGAGTTCGTTTGCGAGGAGTGTTATCACGAGCAGGATTTGGAGGTTCCTATTAACCCCGAGTTTTTTTGGCCTGACCAGTGAATACATGAAAATGGTATATGAGCAATTCTTTGTTCTAAAATACTATGGCGGCTGGAGCCTTATTGAAGCTTACAGTTTACCAATCCAGTTGAGGAATTGGTTTGTTGAGAGACTGGCGAAGCAGATAAAAGATGAATCAGATTCCGTCAAGAAGAAATAAGGCATTCCAAGAATGCCTTTTTTCGTGCTAAAAAACTACTTATTGTGGAGGCTACCCTATGAAAGATAGCAAAATAGAAGAAAGCGGCGAAATAGTACCGAGTGTTATTGATTTCACGAAGATGAAAGATGAGAGCGGACAAATAAATGAATCTTGGGTTCTTACTTTCGGAGCAGCCCTCAGATGGATTATGCCATCTTTATTTAGGGGAGGAGCCCTCCCAGTTCAGATTCGAGGCAACAAGAGTCAAGTTAGCAATTTTGCTAATGTCTTGTCTAAAGAAAAGAAGTTTCTTCAAACTTGGAAGAATCAAGGGCTCCACAGTCCGGCGACATATAGAAACAAGAGCAAGCTTAATTCAGCGATAAATAAATTCGAAAGAGCAACCGGGCTTAAGTGGCCGTTCAAATAATAGACCATGGGAAAACGAGTAAGTGGCTGAGAAGACATTAGATGAATTAAAGGGAGAAGCCGAGGAGCTTTCCAAGATTGCCGACAAGATGTCGGAGGATCTCAAGGAGACTGAGAAGTCTGCTAAGTCTATGACGGACTCTGTGCTTTCTTTTGGTGAAAAGCTCCTTGGGTCATTCGGCGAGGCTAATGCCCTCTCTGCAGAACAGCTAGAAACCCAAGAAGATATATTTGAAGCCCAGAAGATGACTAATGAGGCTAAGCAAAGGGCTATCCAGGCAGAGATAGAATATAACAAAGCTCAGGGAAAGTCAACTTCCGAACAAGAAAAGCAATCAAAAAAACTCAAAGATCAGAATGAAAAGCTAGATGCCCGTCAGAAGAAAGTTGAAAAGCAAACTAGATCTGCTCAAGCACAGAATAATGTATACCAGTCCAGCTCAGACATTTTTGGCTCGATTGCAGTTAGGCTTGGTATTTCAAAGAGCGAATCTGCTGGTATGGCTAAGAATATGTTTAGCTCTTGGAGATCGGCAGTAAAACAAGATGGTATCATCAAAGGAACCCTCAAGAGTGTCCTGAGTATCGGCAAAGCTCTCTGGGACGCCTTCAACCCAGTAAGTATGATATCATCAGCGATGAAAGCGATTTTCAAAGCAAGTATCGAGTTCATGTTTAGGAGCTCAGAGGCTATATCTAACTTTAGTGCTGCCGCTGGTGATGCTGGAGCCATGGCAAGAGATGTTGGTGCAGCAATGAGCCTCGGCACCGGAGTCAACATAGAGCAAGCAGCCCAGGCTGCTTCTGGTTTGGCTGCTAGTTGGCAGGGCTTTGCCGATGCCTCTAAGGGAGCCAGAGTGTCTATGATAAGGACCGCTGCCGAGCTCGAAAGGCTAGGCATCGGGGCTCAGGAAACTGGTGCTAGTGTGAGTCTTTTGACGAAAGGCATGGGAATGTCTACTAAGCAGGCAGAGGACACGATGAAGGGAATGGCATCTGCGGCAATGTCCCTCGGCACAACTCCGGCTAAGCTAGCTTCTGATTTTGCCTCCGTTTCATCAAGCCTGGCTCTTTATGGCAACAGAATGATGGACGAGTTTTACGATTTGGCTGCAGCCGCAAAGGCATCAGGGTTAGAGATTCAGGAACTAGCTTCCCTTGGCGAGTCTTTTGATTCTTTCGATGATGCGTCCTCCAAAGCAGGAAACCTGAATGCGTTGCTGGGCGGACCTTTCGTTGATAGCATGGAGATGATGAGATTACAGGCAGAAGAAGGTCCGGATGCTGTAGCAGCAGCACTTAAGGATGCCTTCTCTTCCGCCGGAAAAACATTTGAAGACATGAACTATATGGAAAGGAAGTCATATGCCGAGACTCTAGGGATGTCTGCTGATAAATTTGCTAAACTTATGGGGTATGAATCAGATGAAGCCAAGGCGGCAGCCAAGGCAGCAAAAAGAGATGCTAATACTCAAAAAAGATATCAATCGATGCTTCGGTCAACACTAAGCCTAGGCGAGCAGATAAGAAACTTTTTCCAAGCTGTCTTTGTTAAGGGTGGAGTAGCAAAAGCAATAAAAGAATTGATAGGTGTCCTGATGAGTTCCCAAAAGGGAGCAAAGTCAGTTACTGATGTGATCGCTGGACCGATGGTTTCAGCAATAAAGTTTGTGACAAAAGTGGCTAAGGTGTTAGTAAAGAGGTTTGAGACTGATGTCGCCCCAGCCTTCAAAGATGTCGGCGAAATGATTGGAGGTTTTTTCTCAAAAAAGATGGAAGGTGCCGGCGATGCTGCTGAAGGTACCGCCAATCTGATCATGGATGGAATAACTGGGATGTTAGCTTCGATTAAGAGATTTATTAAATGGGCAGATAAATGGTGGGAATCTCTAGATCCAGAGAATGGAGGCGCCGGAGACAAACTGACAACATTTTTCGACAACATGAAAACAAGTGTTTCAACTTTTATCGCCGATACTCTGGTGATGGCTTTTGAAAAAATCAAAACCATCGTCTTGCCGGCACTGAAAGATTTCGCGTGGTACGTCGCTGGGGCCGCGGGAGCAATTTGGCTTTTTTCGAAAGCCATAGGTGCCGGTCTATCGTGGGCAGTTATAGGTAAAGTCACAGTCATCGTTGGCTTGCTGACCGTTACATTCCTCTCTTTTGCCGAAGTAGCAAAGCAACTTTCTGCTTTGTTTGATTCATGGGGAGACATTTTTGCAAAAGCCGGCGATGCCATTGAGAAGCTTGGCGCAACGGTAAAGTTATTGTTTGACATTTTTGAAAGTGCTAGCTGGTCCGAAGCCGGCGGCTTTGTGGGATTCCTCCTCGGCATAGCCGAAGGAATAAATGCGATAGCGGTAGCGGGGAATAAAATTAAGCAAGATAAATTTAATCACCTAAGCAATATCATGAGAAGTATTGCCGCCCATTCAAAGGCTGCAGCCGATTCGACAAACAACTTTGTCTCAGCAATCAATAGCTTAGCAACTGCCCTTTCAGGCATTGATTCCGATAAGTTCGGCAAATTTTCTTGGGATCTTACGAGGACACTTGAAGCAACAGCACAAGTAACACCAGCAAGTGCTCGGGGAGCGGTACAGGTTATCGAGGAAGCAAAAGAGTATCAAAAAGAAGTAGTAAAAAACAAAGACAATGTTGATGCTCTTGCCGAGATTCTAAAAGCCACAGGAGCTGCTCAGCCTGCTGGAGCAGGAGCCGGAGAGACAATTATCAGGCTCGAAATAGGCGGCAAAGCACTGAACGAATACATCTGGAATTCAGTCAACGGAACGATCAATCGGCGCCGATAGAAATCACGATAAAAAAGCTCCACCTTCCTATTTATAATAGAGGAGAAAATCACTATGGAAGACGATTTAGATCTGGATGGGTTGATTGCTGGTCATGATCGAGCCCTGGGCGAAGACCCTAACCTGGCGAAGGCTCTATCTTATGGCAATGCCGCCCCAGATGCTCAAGGGAGTCAGTTCTACAATGATCCGACAACAGAGGGCGCCATCAGGCGAGGACACTTCATTGAGATATATCACATCATTTCCAAGACATCCCTTTACTTCAAAGCCTTTCTGACAGACTTCAGCGATAACTTCAATGTTAGTCACAACAAAGAGCAGGTCTTTGGTAGGACTGACCCTGTTATCACATACCAGAATACAGAGAGGATAATCAATGTGGCTTTTTCTGTCGTCGCCTCCAACCTCCAAGAAGCGAGAGCAAATATGGATAAGGCAAACCGATTCGCATCCATGATGTACCCGGCTTACGATGGAGACGGAGAGTCCAGTACAAATTTAAAAGCTGGACCAATGTTCAGAGTTAAGCTAGGGAACCTGATCTGTAAGCAAGGGCTGACTGAGGGTGAAGGCATGGCACTAGCCGAAACTGCTGGACTTACTTGTACTATAGGCGGCTTCAAATATAATCCGAGCTTAGATGAGGGATTTTTCGATCCCGAGCCCGGCATACTTTATCCCCAGGCTATAACGATAGATCTTGAACTTTCCGTTATTCATGAGCAAAAATTAGGATACGGACCCGATGGCACTCGCCGGGAACCTGGACGATACCCATATGGTGGCGAGAGAGCACCCCACCCGCCTGCCATACCCCCGCCAGATCCAAGCACTTTAAAGCCATTCGAGCCGAAGCGACAGATCATTAGAGAGAGAAGCATCTCAACCGATCTCAATCTACAGAAAGATCTCATGCTAGCTCGCTATGAAGTTCAGAAAAACAAAATGCTCTCCCCCGTTAGAAAGCTGGGCAGCTTATTTGGGACAATAAGCAGAACTGGCGGCGATAGCTAAATAAAGAAAATGGAGTTGACAAATGGTATCCAGATATGATAATATGAAAATCTCCAGGAATAATTCCGAGAGAGATAAGAAGTTAAGAGAGAAGAGAGGAGTAAGAACTATGAGACAGTTCGGAACTCCTAGCATCAGTTACCCCACAGAAGAAGAGCAAGCTTTCTTGGAGAGCACTACTGTTGTTTGGAAAGTGGGAGATAGGCTTTATAAGTTGGCTAACACCTTCTACGGAGATCCCACCCTGTGGTGGCTCATAGCCTGGTACAACCAAGCTCCCACCGAATCCCACATTACCGTCGGCGACACCATCGAAGTGCCTCAGCCGCTCGATAGGGCACTCTCAATCTATATGAGGAGATCAGCATAAGTGGAAGACGAAGAACTAGATGCTGCCCTATCCACCAACACTCAACGGGGGTGGACTAAGGGTGGTAAGCCAATTGAGGATAACAATAGCACCAAGGAGCCCATTTCAGATCTGGATCAATCCCTTGATCCAGCTTTAATCGCCCAATACTCGGACGAAGAAGATAGTCCGATATCGATAGACACAGATACTGGCAATGCTGCCGCCCTAGCTGAGCTTGGGATTGAACAGAGTTCGGTCGATGGACCTGACCTGGTTTACGGTGAACTTACCGGAGTAAGTAAAGACGAAAAAGAGCGCCAAAGGAAGTTACGAAGGCTAGCCGAAAGAGAGGCTGAAAGAAAGATTAGAGAAGGCAACAACAGAGTTGCTGGCGGCAGGAGAAAGAAGCGAGAATCAAGGAAAGGTATTTTTGAACAGACAGAGCAAGCATATTTGATTCAGAATGTTGAGAGCTTTATTGCTTCGAAAAACATACCAAAGCCAGAAGATATGAACAATCTGATACTCGCTAACTCAGAAGGAAATCTGATAAACACATTAACCATCGGCACGGGTCTGTTGCCTTTGATGGCAATCACTCCTGCTCAATTGAGTAGCTTGATACCATATATCAGATTCTTTAAGAGCAAGAAGGACACCACTGGAAAGCGGATCATAGAAGAGTTCAAGTTCTCTACAACATCGCCAGACATGAAAAAGTATTTTGCTGATGGCTCTGATAGTTATAAAAATGTTGGCTTAAAGAGCTTTTCTTGGGAGACTAACGGAGATAACTTGTTTAACGCACGAAGATCGTTGACTGCCGAAATTGTTCTTTCCTTCTCTTCGATGGTCGATCTGCAGAAGCCGTCATCCGGAATTTCGTGGATGGACCTGATTCTTCACAGTCCAGAAAATACGAAAGAGGAAGACGAAGCTGCCCAAGTTGATCCTGAGAAGATCGAAATCCTCGCCGAGATGGGATATAAGTATCCAGACAATGCCGATTTGTCGCCAGAACTAAAGCTTGCACTTGAGGACAGCCGGGTTTTCTTATCTCTGTACCCCAACCAGACAGAGTTTGATTTCAAAGAGGACGGCAGCATAGAGCTGAAAGTATCATACACTGCCTCCGGAGAATTTCTCTCCGATCAATACACATCCAATGTTCTCACGATTGGCACGAAAAAAGACTCAGACGACAAGACAGAAGAGGAACTTAAAAAAGTCAAAAACAAGATCGCGACAAACAAAAAGAATCTCAAAAACGAAAAGGAGTCAGAGGCAAAAAAGGCTTTGAAAGACAAAAGAGACGAGCTTCAAGAAGAGCTCGAAAAAGCCACTCAAAGAAATAGAGCATCGAACTACACGAAATTCCTCCAGCACCTCGTTGGAGCACAGCGGCTATTCTCGTTCTCCGTGAGCGAGGATCAGTATAAGAGCGGCATCCTGCCTAAGTCCAAGAGCTTGGGGCAGATCTTCCCAAAAGGAATTATAGACGAGCAAGCTGTAAAAGATCTTATTAAGGAATTTAGGGAGAAAGAGAAGGCTGGCAAAAACCTAGACAGCAAGCCTACACCAACAGGAAAGAGGACCATCTCGTATTTCTACCTGGGTGATCTCATCAATTATATGGCTGAGGCTCTAAAGCAAAACGACTCCATGGTTTCCGAAGTAGTTGTTGGTGATTATGAATTTTACTTGTTCCCTCCACCAAGAGAAAAGAAGGTGAAAAACAAGAAGGGAAAAATCGAAATACAGCAAGAACAACTTTCTTCTGAGGACTTGAAGAATGTCAAGAGAATAAGGGTTAATCTTTCCTCGATGCCAATATCTCTTGATATGTACAATCTCTTTATGTACGAAAATGTGATGAAGAGGGGAAGCTCAACATTCACATTTGATAATTTTATAAAGAAGGTAACTACCGAGCTAATAGATAATGCCCTCGATAGCTTCGTTTCGAATCGAGTGGGAGAAGATGCTCGGAAAAAATTTACTGAAGACAGGGCTTCCATCAAAGCCACTACTGTGTCTGGACACTCAAAAAAACTACAAAGAAATAAGGGCTCCATGTTGGACATCCCCAAACCACACCCAGATTTCCGGATCGCTCCACCAAGGCTATCGACTGATGGAGGCTTCCAGTCCCCATCCAATTTCTTTATCATTTACGGCTCACGAGTGCCAGCATGGCTCAGGCTAGATCCTAGCGAACAGACAAGTGCTGAGAATGGAGTTTATCATCTTACTCCTGGTTCAGACAGGGGAATCGTCAAGGGAGTTAAGTTCAAGCAGATGGAGAGCAGACTGAGAGATCAAAGGATATTGAAATCCAGAGAGACGGGGAATGTTAATGTCGGTGTCCTCAAGCTACCATACAATTCGACTGTAGAACTGTTTGGCTCGTCACCGTTCTACCCAGGACAAGCTGTCTTTATTTCACCCGCACTTACAGGAGTTGGATCACTCAGCTCTAGACGATCCATTGCTACAAAACTCGGCTTGGGAGGCTACTATATAGTACATAAGATATCATCAGAGATATCAATGGGAACCCTCCAGAGTTCGCTCGACTGTAATTTTCAGTCGTTCCCTCTTGGAAAAGACGAACTCGAAGACGATGACGGAGGAGCACTAGGCGGTGTTAAGGCGATAGACGGCAACAAGTATTTATTGAGTCTTCCATCAGCCCCACCACCGCAGCCGCCAGAGCCGTCGCTATCAGACATCACATCAACAAACTCTGATGCTGCCAACAGTAATTACGGTAGAAAGTAAGATTAGGAGCAAAGAATGAAGCTAAGTTTTGGATCAAATAGCCTCCCAGCAAGCAGCTCTTACAGCGAGAGACTGTCGTATATAAAGAACTACCCTGTCGGTATTTTAGAGCAGAGCTCTGCCGACTATTGGTACGACCATATTTTATTTGGCAGGATTGATAAGAACCAAGACTCAATATACCCATCCCAGAACTTCCTAAAAGAAATACCCGATGACGAGACAAGTGTGGTAGCTTTGAACTTTGTAGCAGATGCCTTTACCACATTCCGAAGAAATATGGACTTACTTCGTTCGGATGGGATGTTATATGCCGGAGGGTTCATAGAGGACACAAATTTTCTACAACCCCTTCGAGGCTGGCAAAGCGTCAACAGCGATTACGATTCGTTTATAAACTCTTTTTATAGCAACTACCTCTTCCCATTTCTATCCTCCCCAGAAATCAACGAGCGCATCCAAAGCTTCCAGGACTTCGTTGAGCAGTTCACGATACTGATAGACAGAACAACACTGCTCTCGCCATTTACAAAGACGGAATACATAACAAGCAACTTGGGAACTCCAATGTATAGCGGACTTGCTGTCGAGATCGAAGACTCCCTCGATCACGGAGACGATCTAGAGAAAATACTATCCTACACTAATGACTCCAACTTCGAAATATACAGGCAGATTGCAGCAAACAATGGATTCGTTCTCGATAAGAATGCCCCGTGGAGATTGCTAGCACTACCATATGCCCCTCAGATTCAAAATCATATGAATACCTACGGGATAAACTCCGAAACCATGGTAGACAAATACTACTATCGATCCCACCACTTTGATATACCAAATCTCAAAGTGTATATGAGAGAGTTTTACAATGCCTTCGTCAAAACCCTTCCGACAGTCAGAATCCCCCTCGTGGGAGGAAAAGGTAAAAAGAAAAGCTTGACAAAGATTATCCATCGTGATACCATTAGCAAAGAACAATATAACGAGGAGTGGTATTTTGATAATTCATTCTGGATTAGGCTGTATGTGTTTATTAGAGCGAAAGAGACGAACCGAGACTGGAACCAATACAAGCTTGACCAGGTTGCCTCAAAGGCAGCAGAGTTCTTTCTCTACTCCGGAGAAGAAGCAGCATACAAATTCATCAATAAAGAGGTCCGCCGACCGTGGAAAGAAAGCTCTCAGATAGACAAATATCGCCGAGGAACTTTCATGCTTAAAAGAAAGCGAGGATAGCTTGTTTTACATAACTCTTGATTCGAAGGAAGAGTGTTTAGGATATTACTATGACGGCGCCATCCACGATACGAGCCCCGATCCCGACAAAAACAATGTAACATGGGACTACTCCCATTCTCATCACCAAGACGGAATAGAGTATCTGAAGCTTTATTGTGGCGGCAAATCTTTGGGAGAAATGTGCCCCGAGCATCTGGGTAGAGACTGGGACGGAGCACTGGAAAAAAGAAAGGCATTCGAAACAGCCATCAAGAATAGTAAAATAGAAGTCCAAGATGTATGTGTATACGATCTGGTCCCGCCATGGTTTATGAAAGAAATCTCCCAGCTCAAATGTGAGATTCTTGAGCATGTTCATCAAAACCTCCACAAGCCAGAGGCATACGACTTCATGCTTGGGCTGGAAAAACTATTTGCCGGAATCAAAGAAAACACTCTCAAGATTGATACATCGAGCCTCCGAGGCAAGCTCGGAAATTCGGCAGTTAGAAACTTCCTCCATAGAGTCAGAGGAAAGACTTCGATAGAATACAATCAGTTCGGGACTATTACCGGCAGGCTAACAGTAACAAATTCTAGCTTTCCCATTCTAAACATTGAGCGATCTCTCAGGGAAATAGTCAAACCGAATAACGATCTGTTTGTGGAGTTTGATTACAATGCTGCCGAGCTAAGAACACTACTCTCTCTATCTGGACAAGAGCAGCCGAAAAGAGATATCCACGAGTGGAATATTGAGAATGTCTTCAAAAAGGAAATGACCAGAGCCGAAGCGAAGAAGAAGATCTTCTCTGCGATATATAATCCGAACATTGACCAAGACTATTATAAGGTGGAAAAGGTATTAAAAAAGTATTACAACTCAGGTAAGATCAATACTCCATACGGAAGAGAAATAGAATGTGACGACGGACATGCCCTGAACTATATTTTACAGAGCACTACTAGCGATCTGGTTCTTGATCAAGCTATGAAGATAAACAAGATCCTAGAGGGGAAGAAATCTAAGATAGTATTCTTGATCCACGACAGCTTTGTGGTGGATTTGGCACAGGAAGAGCGAGCCTTGATATACGAGATCAAGGAAATTTTTTCCCGGAACAAAATTGGAGATTTTTTAGTCAATGTTAGTGCCGGCAGAGACTTCGGCAACATGAGGAGGATTGATATATGAAATACGATAAACTCGTTCGAGATAAAGTACCACATCTCTTAATAAAGAAGAAGAAGGTATTCTCATGCCGAGAGGCACTGAAAGAGGAATACTTAGATTATGTTGATGACGCATTGCTTGAGCATGTAAATGGCTATTTGGAGAATCGATCTCTCGGAGCACTGGCAGAAGTCTTGGAAGTGGTGTATGCTCTTTCTCTTGAGCTGGGATACACCATCGACGAGCTTATGGAAGAAAGAATCCAGAAAGAGGCTGACCTTGGGGCATATTACGAGGGAATCATCCTAGAGGAAGTGAAAGAAGATGATTAATGTGATTGGCTTGGGCAAAGTCGGATGTGCTATAGCCGAGAAGTTTAGAAAGCATCCCCAGTATGAAGTATATAAGATAGGAGCAGGGCTTCCCGATAAGGATAATAAGAACTGCTTTTCCATCAAGAAGAGATCGGCACCAGAAGACTACGAGGAAAAGTTTCCAGCGAGGGTTACGAATGCTCTCAAGAAGATTGATGGCGACATTCTCTTTGTGGTTTCAGGCGGCACAGACATTTCCTCAGCATCGCTAAGAATATTGGAGGCAGTAAGTCCGAGAAGGATAGAGGTACTATACATAAAGCCAGACCTTACTGACGATCATTCAAAGAACCTCGACAGAGTGGTATCTAATGTATTCCAGGAATATGCTCGCTCTGGGCTATTCGAGAGACTCTATCTTATTTCAAATTCCGCAATCGAAAAAGTCATTGGGAATATTCCGATTGGCAGATATCAAGACACGATCAATGAATTTGTCTCTTCCACCATTCATATGCTAAATGTCTATAGAAACACCGAAGCAGTAATATCCAGCTACCCAAAGGAGTCTGGTATCTGCCGAATTTGTACTATAGGAATCGGTGAGATGGAAAAAATGGCAGATCAGATGTGCTTTTCTCTTGACAATGTGAACGAAAAGAGCTATTATTTTGCTATAAACAAAAAACAGGTAGATAACGATTCTGATCTCCTCTTTAGGGTAAAGAAGAGAGTAACACAAAAAGACGAGGACATAAAAGTAGGTTTTGGAGTATACTCAACGGAATATGACAAGAACTACATCTATATTGTTTCTCAAACAAAGATAATTCAAGGAGTAAACTATGGTTAAAATTTTTACAGGTTCTTTTAAGAAGAAGAACGACGACATTCGGACTATGACTTTTGTAAAGCTGGAAGATCTCCCCTCCAGCTTTTTAAGTTCCAAGGTTAAGGATGGATCATCTCAGCGAAAAGTACCAGAAGGGCAAGAGCTCGTCTGGGATGTTTCCGAGTCTGCTTTCCGGACATTCAACTGGAACTCAGCACTGGGAGAAGTAGATGTGAAACTACTGGAAGGAAAGGAAAAAGAAAATTTTGAGAAAAAGCACTTGACATAAGCAAAGTGATCTGATATAATAGTGTCTAACAAAAAGTAAAAGGAGTCTTAAATGACGATTGATATGAAAAAAATGAGAGAAAAGTACAGCACCCTCAAAAACCGAGGTCAGGGTGGTGGTAGTCAGTTCTGGAAACCTTCCGAGGGTTCACAGACTGTACGGATTGTTCCGACTGAAGACGGAGATCCTTTCAAGAGCTTTTCTTTCCATTATGGTGTCGGCAAAGAGGGCGGCTTCCTGTGTCCAAAGAATAACTTTGGAGAGGATTGCCCAGTATGTGGTTTTGTTCGTGGTCTTTACCAAGAAGGCGATGAAGAGAGCAAAGCTATGGCACGACAGCTCGGTGTGAAATCTCGATTCTTCTCTCCCGTCCTTGTTCGAGGGGAAGAGGAGCTTGGAGTCCGTCTATGGGGTTTTTCCAAGACGGTATATGAAACTCTCCTGGGTCTTGTGCTGAATCCGGACTACGGGGATATTACGGATATTGAAACTGGTATCGATCTGGATCTACATTACGGTAAGCCACCTGGAGGTCAATTTCCTATGACCAAGGTGACACCAAAGCGACGTTCTAGCCGCCTTTGCAGCGATAAGATTAGCGAAGAGCAGTGTGAAGGTCTTTTGGGTACTGTACCAGATTTTGAATCTCTCTTTGAGAAAAAGACGACTGTCGAAGTCCAAGGATTCTTGGATGTTCATTTGACAGCCGACAATCCAGAGGAGTTTTCCAGTGAAGTGGAAAAATATCCTGGAAAAAGTGTGAACAAGGTTGATAATGCCCTTGACGAATTGATGACTCGTTAAACATCACACACCCACGGGGAGGCACAGGGTTAACGGGTGCCTCTTTTTTTACTTTATTTACGGAGTTGTGCTATGGTGAGAAGTTTGAAACAGAAAAAAGGTTCTTTGAACATCGATGAGCTTAGGAAGAAGATCAATAAAAAGGCTGGCATGAATGTAGCACACGATCTTACGACAGATAATCCAACTGAAGTCAAAGACTGGATTCCCACAGGCTCCACATGGCTAAATAGTGTCATTTGCCGAGGAAAGACTGCTGGCATCCCAGTAGGAAAGATATCAGAGATAGCAGGATTAGAAGCCTCCGGAAAGAGCTATATGGCAGCCCAGACAGCAGCCAATGCCCAGAAAATGGGAATCAATGTGGTATACTTCGACTCGGAATCATCCATCGATCCTACTTTTCTTAGCAAAAGCGGTCTGAATGTCGATGAAGTTCTGTATGTCCAGGCGAGCTCTGTTGAGTTTGTGCTGGAGACGATTGAGGAGCTCTTGAATTCGACGGAAGATAAGATGCTGTTTATTTGGGACAGTCTCGCCTTGACACCAGCGGTAAGTGATGTAGAGGGAACATTTAACCCTAACGAATCGGTAGCTGTCAAGGCTCGTGTATTGGCTAAGGGAATGTCCAAACTAATAGTGTCGCTAGCCAACTCACAGTCTACCCTTTTGGTATTAAATCAGCTCAAGACAAATCTCCAAGTAGCGAACCCGAAGTACGCGACGGATAGTGAAAAATATACCACTCCTGGAGGCAAGTCGATGATGTATGCCTACAGTTTGAGAATTTGGCTGACTGGCAAGCGAGGCAAGAAGAGCATCATCGCTGACGACAAGGGTTTCATTGTCGGCAACGAAGTTAAGGCTCGATTGGAAAAGTCTCGATTTGGAACAGCCGGCAGAATATGTAATTTCAAGATTATGTGGGGCAAAGACATCGGGGTGAGGGATGACGAGAGTTTATTTGAGGCTATACAGTCTTCGGACCAGTTGATGAACTCGGGTCCATGGTGGACTCTCAAATATGGTGATGGATCTGAACAGAAATTCCAAGCCGCCAAATGGGGTGAATTCATGCTGGATTCAAAATTCCGAGATAGAGTTTTACGGCTTGTGGACGAAGAAGTCGTCCTGAAGTTTGATAATAGGGATGTAGATGCCCAACACTTTTACGATGAAACTGAATCAGAGGTATAAGAATGAAAATGTTAAAGCAAGATAAATACTGGGGGAGCACTTGTGATATCCGCCTAGACGACAGCAGCTCGAACGAGAATGAGGTATCTTCCTTAAACAACAGGATCTATTTCTACTCAGAAGTAACTCGACCGGAATGTCTGGCACTAAACAAAAACATCCAGACCCTATCTGATGCTATGTGTACAAATGGTCATAACTACAATATTCCAGTTCCCCCAATCCGGCTACATATCAATTCCTACGGAGGATCTGTCTTCGCTGGACTCTCATCGGTGGATTATATAATGGCTTCCAAGGCACCGATCCACTCGGTAGTAGAGGGATGTGCAGCATCAGCAGCAACACTGATGAGTGTCGTGGCTGAAAAGCGATACATCCATAAGAATTCATTCATGCTCATCCATCAACTATCTTCTGGTATGTGGGGCAAGTTTGAAGAGCTCAAGGACAGTATGGAGAATTGTGAGATTTTGATGCAGACCATCAGGGAGATCTATAACAAGCACACTAACATTCCAAAAAAGAAGCTTGACGAGATTCTCAAGCACGATTTGTGGTTCGATGCTGACACCTGTCTAAAATATGGTTTAGTTGACGAAATTATTTGAGCCGATTCGTAGATGAAAAAAACGAAAATAGAAACTCTCAAAGAGACAGTCAAGATATCTATAGATGCAATAGAAAACCTTCTTGACGAAATATTTCTACTGAGAGAAGAGAATGAAAAGATAAAGAAGAAGCTACAGTCTGTTAGGGCGAAGCTTAAGCGATTGGAATCTGAGAATGGGCGAAAATAAGAAAAGAATAATGATAGTTGACGGTCACAATGCTTTTATTAGGCACTATATTGTGAACCCAACTATCTCCTCCAACGGTCAGCCTATCGGAGGCTTAGTAGGCTTCCTCCAGGGACTACAAAAGTTAGCAAGAACGATAAAGCCAGATCTAATATCTGTTGTATGGGACGGAGAAAACGGCAGCCGCCGACGTCGAAGCATCGTCAAGGGGTACAAGGAAGGCAGGAAGCCAGTCCGGCTCAATCGATTTATAAGAAACCTGCCTGAGAATGAGGAGTCAAAAAATCTCATCTGGCAGCAGGTCAGAGTCCTTGAATATCTAAACGAGACACCTGTGATCCAGTTTATGTTTCCAGAAACAGAGGCAGATGACACCGTAGCATATGTGAGTCAACTCCCTCAGCTTAGTGACTGGCACAAAGTGATAGTATCCAGCGACAAGGATTTCTTCCAGCTATGTGGCGATTCGACAGTCTTATACCGTCCCATACAGGACGAGGTTGTGAACAAGAATTCTATTTTGGAAAAATTCAGCATCCACCCCGATAACTTTGCCCTCGCTAGGGCAATCTCTGGGGATAAATCAGACAACCTTCCTGGTGTGCCGAGAGTTGGAATTCCGACTGTGGCAAAACGACTCCCATTCCTGTCGGAGGACAAGGAATATCTGGTAGCTGATATAGAGAAATATTGTGAAGAGAGAGAGGAAGAAAAGGTTAAGTTTTATAGAGATGTCTTGGAGAATATTGATATCGTAAAAATCAACTACAAGATGATGCAGCTCTATTCACCATCCCTCTCAACTCAGACAACTAGAAAAATAAGGGAAACATTTGACGAGTATGTTCCCCTCTTTAATAAGACGGGAATGGTAAAGCTTCTGTTCGAAGACGGCTGCCCTCAAATCAACCTCGACAATCTCTTTGCCCTATTTCAGAGAACTGTTTATGAACTAAAGAAACAAACCTCTTGACTTTCGAAAGAAAAAAAGGTATACTATATACCTGGGAGAAAAATACATGGAACTAGACAACGATTCGACTTTTGGCTCTTTCGGAAAAGGATTCCAAGAATCCCTAGCAAAGATGATTCTAGATGATTCTCGCTTTTCGACACAGATTGGCGAAGTGCTTAACATAAACTTCTTTGAACTAAAGTATCTTCAAAATTTTGTAGATAAAGTTTATCTGTACAAAGAGAAGTATAAGAAGCACCCATCGAGAGACACATTCGAGAGCATTCTCAAGAGCGAAACTTCCTCTGGGAACGAAGCCGTTAGAAAGCAGGTTCGGGATTTCTATGTCCGAATCGCCAGCGGAAACTTCTCTAATGTTGATGAAGAGTTTGTCCAGGATAAATCCCTTGACTTCTGTCGGAAGCAAAAGCTCCAAGAAGCTATGCTCAAAAGTGTGAAGCTGATGCAAAAGTCTTCCTTCGACGAAGTTAGCAAGATCATCAATGATGCTCTCAAACTAGGTGTCGATAACGATACTGGGTATGACTTCATAAAAGATTTCGAGGCAAGGTACGAACTCAGATCCAGGCATCCAATTGCAACTGGCTGGGGAGAACTAGATAGAATCACTGGCGGAGGCATGGGAAAAGGAGAACTCGGAGTCGTTATAGCTCCTACTGGTGTAGGTAAAAGTATGGTGCTAGCTCACTTGGGTGCCATGGCTTTGAGGAACGGAGTAAATGTTGTTCACTATACACTAGAACTTCAAGACATGACAATCGGGAATAGATATGATAGTTGCCTGACTGGAATCCCCATCAACGAACTTCGCCACAGCAAAGAGGATGTATTCGAGGAGATCAAAGAACTGCCAGGAAAGCTTTTGATCAAAGAATACCCAACGAAGTCGGCTACCACCCAGACTCTCAGGACTCACCTGGAGAAGCTCCGAAACCGAGATTTCAAGCCTGGAATGATTGTTGTTGACTATGGCGACATTTTGAAGCCTATTTCACACTCGAAGGAGAAAAGGGAAGAGCTCGAAACTATTTATGAAGAGTTGAGGGCAATCGCTCATGAATTCGAGTGCCCCGTCTGGACAGCATCTCAAACGAACAGGAGTGGGATAAACGCTGAAGTCATTACAATGGAATCTATTAGTGAAGCATTCTCGAAATGTTTCGTGGCTGATTTTATTTTCTCAGTATCAAGAACTGGTGCTGACAAGATGAACAATACGGGGAGGGTTTATATAGCCAAAAATAGGAATGGTATTGACGGTGTAGTGTTTCCAATTTTTATGGACCCAGGAAATGTCTCGATAAAGGTATTTCCACAAGACGAGCACTCGGCAGAGGTTTTGTCGGGTCCACAGAAGGTATATAAGATGCTCAGGGATGAAACAAGAAAAGAAGATTAGTAAATAAAACAAATAGGAGAGAGAAAATGGAATTAGCAAGTGAGATTTTGAGCAACATTACCGTCCACATGAAATATGCTCGGTACTTAGAGGATAAAAAGAGAAGGGAAACTTGGGATGAGCTAGTCACTAGGAACAAGCAAATGCACCAGAAAAAGTACCCTCACCTCTATGATGATATAGAAGAAGCTTACGAACTAGTTCACGACAAGAAGGTGCTACCTTCTATGAGGTCGCTACAGTTCAGCGGCAAGCCTATTGAGATTTCGCCTAACCGAATCTATAACTGTGCCTATTTGCCGGTAGATGATTGGCGAGCATTTGGGGAGATCTTGTTTCTCCTCCTCGGCGGCACGGGAGTAGGATATAGTGTACAATCCCATCATGTAGAAGATCTCCCAGAGATTAAAAAGCCAAATCCAGGCAAAGTAAAGAGATACCTAGTTAGCGATAGTATTGAGGGCTGGGCTGACTCCGTGAAAGTTCTTATGAAGTCTTACTTTCGAGGAACTGCCACCTTAGATTTCGATTTCAGTGACATTCGCCCCAAAGGCTCCCAACTGATTACTAGTGGTGGCAAGGCTCCCGGACCAGAACCACTCAAAAACTGCCTGAGACACATCAAAAGTATCTTGAATGAAAAGTCTGACGGAGATCAACTTCGACCGATTGAGGTTCACGATATCGTTTGCTATATTGCTGATGCCGTATTGGCAGGCGGTATTCGTCGAGCAGCTTTGATATCCCTGTTCTCTGCAGACGATGACGAGATGATAGCTAGCAAATACGGCAACTGGTATGAGCTCAATCCACAACGAGGGAGAGCAAACAATAGTGCTGTTCTTTTACGACACAAGGTGGACGAAGAGTTCTTTTTCCAGTTGTGGGAGAAGATAAAGTTAAGCAACTCGGGCGAGCCGGGGATATACTTTTCTAACGATAAAGATTATGGCACCAACCCGTGCTGTGAAATTGCACTAAGACCGTTTCAGTTCTGTAACTTGTGTGAGGTTAATGCTTCAACGGTAGAGGGGCAGGAAGACTTGGAAGCTAGGATTCGTGCTGCTACCCTTATCGGCACCCTACAGGCAGGATATACCAACTTTCATTATTTAAGATCTGTATGGCAACGAACCACCGAGAGAGAGGCTCTTTTGGGCATTAGTCTGACCGGTATTGCTTCGAATAAGATACAAGACTTGGATGTAAAGGCAGCGGCAAAAGCGGCACGGCAAAAGAACAAAGAGGTGTCGTCATTGATTGGAATCAAGAGTGCCGCTAGGGTCACCACCATCAAGCCAGCGGGAACAACTTCGCTAGCACTTGGTTGTAGTTCTGGGATCCATGCTTGGCATAGCCAGCATTATATTCGCCGGATAAGAGTAGGAAAAAACGAGCCAATATATGGATATCTATTAAAGAACCATCCAGAGCTTGTTGAGGATGAGTATTTTCGACCTCACGACACAGCCATTATCTCAGTCCCACAGAAAGCACCAGAAGGAGCAACCTTGAGGGATGAGAGTGCCCTCGACCTCCTCCAAAGGATCAAGTGGTTTTCCAAAAATTGGATAAAGCCGGGACATTCTAAAGGACAAAACACCCACAATATCTCTGCTACAATATCGATCAAAGATAACGAATGGGAAACCGTCGGTCGCTGGATGTGGGACAACCGAGGATGCTACAACGGGATTTCTTGCTTGCCGTATGATGGAGGCTCTTATGTTCAAGAGCCGTTCGAGGAATGTTCGGAGGAAACCTACGAGGAGATGATGAAGCATCTTAAGGATGTTGATCTCACTCAGATCAGTGAAGCGGAAGACAATACTGATCTCAAAGGTGAGCTAGCATGTGCCGGCGGAAGCTGTGAGATAAAATAAAGCTTGACACGGCAAAAAGAATATGCTATACTTAGACAATAAACAAAAAGGAGACTGTATGTCTAATGGTAATTTGAAGGTAGTTGATGGTGGAAATGACGTGGAGAAGGAGAACAGAATTGTTGATTACATTAAATCACTTTCTGCCTTGGAAACCGAAATGGAACCATACAAAGAACAGAAGCGAGATCTAAAACAAAACTATGTGGAGAACGGTTGGCTCTCCAAAGAAGAGATCTCTGCCGCTGTTAAGGCTTATCGGCTGATGAAGTCAGAAGTCGATCTTGAGCAAATGAGAGATTTCTTTGAGCTCTATTCTAAGACGAAGGTGTGCTGATGAAATATTCCCCCTTCAATAGGCACTTGATGCTAGAGGAGTGTGAAGCTAATGAGGAGGCTCCTATTTCAAAGGTACTGGTACCGGACGACTATAAAGCTGTTAAAGATTTTGGCACTTATAGGGTTGTGGGCAAGTCTATGGACTGCTCTCCAGTATTCGCCGTTAATTCTAGAGTTATTGTAGAAGAGTCTATGGTAAGATCAGTAAGTTTAGGCGACAAAAAGATATTCATAATCCCAGAGAACTTTGTTGTTCTTTATGAAAATGAATGAAGAATAAAATATACCAATATGATAGAATAATAATTGGGGGATCCTTGGCATCGTTGTTATGTGGGTATTGTTATAATATTCCCGTAATCTATACGATGCCGAGGATACCTTTATTTTTTGAGACTGATGAGCGACTAGGCAGCAAGAGTCAGCTATGGAGAGAGTTGTCCGCAACCATGTCTCTGTCTGGCTTGCTCCCGATGGGAAACAAGACTCAAAGCATCCGAATTGAGGACGGCACCCTCAAAGCCTTTACAGAAGATCCGGTATACGGTCATTTCGCCTTTGATGATATCATTGTCTTTGACGACACCGAGATTCATGGCTGGGATGAGAAGATCGAAAAAGAAAAGAAGCTTATGGTGCTTGATTGGATGAACGATAGGGGGAGCTCTCCTCACGACATAGACTTCCTCGAAACTCCAGATGACTTTGTGAGAGATGTTCACTTTTATTTGTCTGATAGGATTTTCGGAAACCCCCAAAAGAAGAAAGACATTCTTTCTATCTCGTGGCTAACAGAGCAGCAGATCAGGAGTGTGGAATACACCGACACTTATGCCAGGTTCAAGGTATTGGAAATGATGACGGATGCTGGAATCAAAGGAAGAAAGAACGGCATAGATAAGAAGACTGGCAGAGAAAAGAACCTCTCTATAAAGCTAGAGACAGCCAGCAGAGATGTCCTTCCTGTATTTAGAGAGCCATTCTCCGAGGAGGAGCTTCTGAGGCTATACGAGAAAGAGCCCTCCCAGAACAAATATATCAGGACACTAAGAAAGTATCTGAATGGATGAGATCAAGCCAATTGGCGACACGACATACTTTACCTTAGCGGGGATCATTCCCGTCGCTGGGGAGAAGCTGGATTTTGGCTTTCCGTGGCACGACTCCTTGATGCCCATTGGAAAGGATTATCTTGCTGTAGAGCGAAGTGTCTATGAGTGTGCCATGGCTGGCTGTGAGAGTATCTGGATAGTGTGCCATCGAGAGATGCAGCCCCTGATAAGGCACCGGATAGGAGATTGGATTGTTGATCCGGTTTGGACAGCAGCAAACAGAAGGAAGTTTTCATTCTTTGGCGGAGGCAAGCAGCACGAAAAGACGATACCCATCTTCTATGTCCCCATCCACCCAAAGGACAGAGACAAGCGAGACTGCTTGGCTTGGAGCGTCATCTACGGTTCGATGAGAGCATTCTCCGTATCTAAGATCATAAGTAAGTGGACTGTCCCAGACAAATACTATGTTTCTTTTCCGTATGGAGTTCACAGTGTCCGAAGCCTTAGAAAACATAGGAAGGCTATATCCGACCAGAAGAAGAAGTTTTACATCTCTCACAACGGCAAGACGGTCAAGGATGGAGAGTATCTGTCTTTCACATTTGATGTGGAGGACTGGAAGAATTTCCGGAGGATAATAAGAAGTGAAGGCACTGGTATCTATGAGCCAGGCTCTTATTTTGATGATGAAGAGAAGACTCTCAAGGGAGACAAGCTTCCGCCAGAGGAACGATACAGTGCCCGCCACTTCCCGTTAGAGAAAGTATTTGGGCAGCTAGACACGACAGGTCACACCATTATGGAAACAGACAGGTATTTCAACATCGGGAGTTGGGAGAACTATTGTACATATATGGCTGACGAATATTCGAAATATGTAATAAAACCAAAAATGATACTTAAGTATCACGAACACAATCCTTTCGGCGAGGATACAAAAGAAGAAGTTTAGGACTACTTATTAGGACTAAGGGAGAGAAAATGAAAAAGATTATCAATGAATGGCGACAATACTTGAACGAGTCATCTCTGTCTCGTGTATACCAGCATATTGGAGAGCATGACACGGCTATACTCACGGGCTTCCGTGGAGATCCATCTGACACCTCCAGGTGTGTAGAAGACTCAGCAGAGTATGAGGAAGAGGTAGAGGAAGTGAAGAAGGGTAAGGCGAAAAGCGCGAACATGCTTCGGAACCGAGATGTGAAGGCTTCCTTATTGGCTAGCGGCTACGGAGTTACCAAAGTGGATGGCTCTTACATCGAAGACTTTGATACACCCTCGGCAATGGAAGTGTCGGAAGATAGCTTTTTCGTAGTCAACCTCAAAGATGATCCTTCTTTCGCTTCCAGAGTTGAGGAGATTGGTAAGAAGTTCTGCCAAGACTCCGTGTTAGTAATACCAAAAGGCGGCAAGGGAGCATACTTGCTTGGCACTAACAACAGCGAATTCCCTGGGCTCGGACAACAAATATCCGTAGGGGATATAAAAATGGGCAAAGAGTCGGAATTTATGACCCGAGTCGGCAAACGTCCATTTACTTTCGCTGAAGGGCTGGAGACATATAATGATCTCTCCAAGAACGAGAGAATGGCTGTAAAGAACATCGCCAAGAAAATTCTCTCGTAAAATCAACAACTTACAAATACTCAACAAATCTCTTGACAAGAGATCTGTGATATGATATACTCCTATAACTAACCCATTCCCAGGAGCTTTTTGATATGGAAAGAAAAGAATCAACGATTCCGTTCGTAGGATTACATGCCCACAGTGTCGCCAGTGTGTTTGACGGTCTTGGATACCCACAAGAACACATGGACTTTGCTTATGAGAACGGTATGGATGCCCTGGCTCTAACTGATCACGGCAACATGAACGGGCTGGCATATCAAGTGCTTCATGCTAAAAAGATGAAAGAACAAGGTAAAGACTTTAAGCCAATTTTTGGTGTTGAGGCATACTTTATTCCGTCCGTATCGGAATGGCGAGATGACTATGATCGAATCAAGAAAGAGCGAGCCGAGAGCAAAAAGCGGCAATCCAAGTTGGACGATGATGTATCCGGTGCGACTGTCGAAGATGAGGAAGAGACAAAGAAGGCTATCAAGAGCATCCTGAATAGGCGACGCCACTTGATTCTATTAGCCCAGAACCAAAAAGGGCTAAATAACATTTTTCAACTAATCAGTAAGAGCTATAAGGAAGAGAACTATTATCGCTTTCCTCGCCTAGATTTTGATATGCTACAGGAACACAATGAGGGGGTCATTGCTGCCTCCGCTTGCCTAGGTGGTGTATATGCCGGAGACTTCTGGGAGAACCGAGAGGAAGGCTCTGAGGCAGTCAGAGAGGCAATGAGAAAGACAACATCGAGGATGGTGGACATCTTCGGCGACAGATGGTATGCCGAGCTCCAATGGAACAGAATCGATGAACAGCATCAACTAAACAAGCATATTATCGAGGTAGCAAAAGAGTTTGATGTGAGTCTAATTAGTACCGCTGATAGTCACTATCCAAGACCCGATGTGTGGAAGCAGCGAGAGGTATACAAAAAGATCGGATGGCTCAAAAAGGGCGATGATGGCTCGGGAATCCCCGAGACAATCGACGAAATGGATTACCAGCTTTATCCCAAGAATGGTGATGAAATGTGGGCATCTTACAAAGGGTACTCAAAGGATTGTGGATATGAATACGATGATAATCTGGTACGCGACTCTATTGCCGAGACGCATAACATTGCCCATGAGAGAATATCCAGGTTTTTACCAGATAACCAGGTACGGCTTCCAAGTTTTGTGGTCCCCGAAGGTAAAACGCCAGCAGATACTCTCATTGAGTGTTCCACTGAGGGGCTCCGAGAAGCCGGTCTTGATAAGAAAGATGTTTATGTAAATCGCCTAAACGAAGAGCTTGAGGTAATCAACACTAACGAGTTCTCTCAATACTTTCTTACGATGAAAGCAATTGCAGACATCGCCTCATCCAAGCAGCTCGTAGGTCCAGCCCGTGGTAGTGCGGCAGGCTCTCTTGTTGCTTATGTTCTGGGTATAACCCAAGTGGATCCGATAAAGTATGATCTTCTGTTTGAGCGGTTCATGACGAGGAACCAGAAGGATGTAGGCTTTCCCGACATCGACTATGATGTTTCAGATCCTTTTGAACTGAAAGAGGCTCTGATAGAAGAGTGGGGCGACGATAAAGTTGTGCCCATCTCAAACTGGAACACCCTTCAACTAAAATCTCTGATAAAAGACATCAGCAAGATGCAGGGCATTCCCTTCAAGGAAGTGAACTTAGTTACCAGTGTGATGATGAGAGAGGCAACCCCTTTGGCTAAAAAGGCGAAGGGCATGACGGCAGGCATGTATATTCCAGGCTTCGAGGAAGTGAAAGAATACAGCCCTACATTACAGGAGTTCTTTCGAAAGTATCCCGATGTAGAGACTAATGTTGATGTACTGTACGGTCAAGTGAGAAGCTGCTCTCGTCATGCTGGCGGAGTAGTTGTTGGAGACAATCTAGACCAGCATATGCCGATCATCAATAGTGGTGGTGTGAAACAGACTCCATGGAGCGAAGGGCAGAATGTCCGGCATCTAGAGCCCATGGGCTTCATTAAGTTTGATATCCTGGGACTAGCATCGCTTCGAATGATGGAGTCAGCAATCGTCCATGTTCTCAAGCGACACAAGGGTAATCCTGAGCCCACTTTTGATGATGTGAAAGAATTCTACGACAAGAATCTTCACCCAACAGCTATCAACTTGGATGACCAGAATGTATACAAGAATATCTTCGGGAGAGGAAAATGGGCAGGCATCTTCCAGTTTACTGAAGACGGAGCCCAAAGGTTTTGTAAGCATGTCAAGCCAAACAACATCGTTGATCTCTCTGCTATTACGAGTATCTATCGACCTGGACCTCTCTCCGCTAAAGTGGACAAGCATTACATCCAAGCAAAGAACAATCCTGATGAGATTGAATATGCTCACGAGATTGTCGAGGAAGTAACCAAGGAGACTTACGGGTTTCTTATCTTCCAGGAGCAAATAGCATTGCTAGCCCATCGCCTTGGTCACGACATCAGTCTAGACGAAGGGAATATGCTTCGTAAGATTTTGACCAAGCGAGGCTCTGGGAAAGACAAGCTCAAAGAGGATATCCACAATCGGTTCATCACGGGATGTTTAGAGAAAGACATGAGAGCAGACGATGCTCAAAGACTATGGGATACATTTGAGTTCTTCTCAGGGTATGGATTCAACAAGTCTCATGCCTTGAGCTACAGCATCCTATCGTTTCAGTGTGCTTGGTTGCTGAACTACTATCCTTCCGAGTGGATGGCAGCATTCCTAGACAAGGAGCCAGAAGCACGAAAAGAGAAGGCTATCAACATAGCACGAAGTATGGGATTCGAAATTGAGAAGCTCAATGTAAATACTAGCGGCTTCACTTGGGAAATCAACGAAGATGGCAACACACTAATCCAGCCGCTTTCGAGCATCAAGGGCTTGGGGAGTACAGCCATCAAAGAGATAATGACCCACCGACCATTCAATACGGTGGAGGATTTCCTCTTCAACGATAGGATGCTCTACTCGAAGGTAAACAAGAAGAGCATCGATGCACTTGCTCGCTCTCAGGCGATGAACGAACTTATTGACGATAGGTTTAGTGGGATGAGGCACTTCTGGATGGCGATAGCCAATGATCGTCCGAGAAAAGAGAAGAATCTTGTAGAGAACATAGAGAAGTATGTTAGCGAAGGAGACTTCACCCCAGAGGAGAAGCTTGATTACCTCATTGACTTGACTGGGCTATTCCCATTCGAGCTTGTTATGACAAAGGAAGTGTCTCGACGCCTGGAAGAGGTTGCTGTCCCTCCCATCAGCGAGTATGATCCAGAGCTAGGAATTGTGTGGTTCATTCCCAGGAAAGTAGTGGAGAAAAAGACGAAGCACGGCAAGGATTGGTGGCTCATAGAAGCCATAGACAAGAACAGCACTGTGACAGCAATAAAGTGCTGGGGAGTCAAGAAGGGCTCTGACAGTGTACAGCTAAACCGCCCCTACATGGCACGACTAGATCACGATCCGGTATGGGGATTTAGCACAAGAAGCATCAGGCATTCTTTTAGGATGCTAGGGTAAAAAAACATTAATATTGTTTCTCTCCCGTATTTTATACTTGAGAGACAAAAGGAGTAAATATGAAAAAAATTATAGTAGCAGGCATTTTGTCCTTGACAGGATGTATCGAAGATGATAGAGTAAGATGTACCGACTTGGACGGTGGATTGTCCGATGCTGGAGCCGCCAGCGATGCTGGATGTGTGGATGAAGAAATCATTGCATTTCCAGATATGGTAGTCCACATAGAACGATAGGAGAAAGAAAATGATTAGAATGGAACTAGTAAGCGACCCGAACAATTATGAGGATAAGTTTGTCCGGGTAGAAGTTGACAAAGAAGTATCTGTGTATCGACAAACAGAGTTTGAGCTTGATGTAGAAGGAAACAAGAAGATCGTCCTTCCTCGTCAAATGCCCTTCTACCAGGTAAAGGATTAGGGAATAATGGTTCGTGCCTTCTTCATTTCTCTTTTCAAGAAGCTGAAGCGGTCTTCTGAGCTTGAAGACTCTGGCTGTGGCGTTTTTTCGATTACAAACTTAAAAACAGGCAAGAAATTCATAGGTCACTCCTCCGATCTAAGCAAGGAAGAGGAGATTCAGAGATTTATCTTGGGAAAGGGGCTCCACCGGAATGCCCGTCTCCAGGGAGATTATGATTCTCTGGGAGAAGACTCGTTCTCGTATGAGATAGAGCGAGCCGTTCTCGCTGAGAAGGGGCAGCATGTTACTTTGTGGAACCTCTTGGAGATTTCATCAACAGTAAAGGCTGAATATGTAGAAGAGGGCACGAAAGTGTATAACCAAACAAAGACAGTAAAAATAACGACAGAAACTTATTTGGATATGAACAAAGGAAGAAAAAAATGATACTAGAATATGTAAGAGTAAGAGAAGATGCTTTGCCTCCCGAACGGGCAAACCCGAGCGATGCAGGATTGGATTTGTTTTTCAATCCAGAAAACAAAGAGTCGATTTCAATCGAGCCCGGTCAAAGCAAGCTGTTTCAGACAGGCTACAAGTTTGGTATTCCTCACGGATACTGCTTGGAGGTGAAGAACCGCTCTGGTAATGCTTCCAAGAAGAATCTGCTGGTCGGAGCCTGTGTTATCGACCCAGGCTACGATGGCGAAGTCTTTGTCAACCTACACAATGTTGGCACAGAGCAGCGACAAATCAGTCCAGGTGATAAAATTGCCCAGGTGGTGATGTATCCGATTGTCCACTTCAAGGCATTCGAGAAGCATGACCAAGATTTGTATAACTACTATCCAATAGCGATGAGTGATCGTAAGGATGGCGCACTTGGGAGCACCGACAACAAGAAGCAGGATCTGCTTTCGAAGCTTCCTGTGTATGCTGATATGTGCTTCGACTTCGAAGGGGAGCGGTCTTGAGCGGCAAAAAACATTATGATGGTATCTTTTTGATAATAATAGCATCATTAGCAGGCTTCATTATCACAGCCCTCCTTCTTTCAGCTTTCACGGCTCCAATGGGGCTTGAGCGAATGTGTGAGGAGTTCAATGATGCCGGAGAATGATTGGCTAGGAGTAGACTTTTTACTCCTAGCCACGGAGACACTGATGCCCTGGGCATTTGTTGGAATCTTCATATGGACTATAACCAAATATTACAGGAAACAATAGTCACAAGAAAAGGAATGGAAAATGGATAAGAATACAAAAAAGGTTATGTTTAGCAGTAAAGATATGAGTTGGGAAACTCCTCAAAAGCTGTTCGACAAACTAAACGAGGAGTTCAGCTTTGATTTGGATCCTTGTGCCTCCACCGATAATGCTAAATGTAAGAACTTCTTTACGGAGGACGACGACGGACTAGCACAGGAATGGGGACCGAACAAATCAATATTCGTCAACCCACCATATGGCAAGGCGATAAAGAGCTGGGTAAAAAAGGCTTACGACGAGAGTCGAAAAGAAAAGACCACTGTTGTAATGCTGATACCTTCTCGGACTGATACATCGTATTGGCACGAATATTGTATGAAAGCCGCCGAGATCTACTTCATAAAAGGGCGAATCAAATTTAGCGATAGCAGTATGTCAGCTCCATTTCCGTCTGCAGTTGTTGTTTTTCGGGACCACTGGAAGCAACAAAACCCGCTGATGGGAGCGATCACTAGGTAAAAATACTACTTACTTATGGTGTCTAGAGTTTTTACCCTCCCCGTCGTATTATTAGCAGCCATATTTTTCCTGGGTGCTGGGTGTGTATCTCTCGGCGAAGATGTTAGGCTCCGACCACCTTCTTGTGAGGAAAAGAGCGAGATAACGAGGATACCAGGATGGGATATGTCCTATCAGATAGAACCATCTTGTAGCCTCCCCGATCCAGCCGACACATCGCTAGCATTACACATTTTCTACATGGAGTGGTATAAAAGATTCGGAGATAAGTCGAACATCGTGCTCAAGAACTTGAACAGGATGACTATTGAGTGGCGACTAGAAAAGATGGTATTCAACAATGGCTACCGGATGGACGGCACTTTCATAGAGCAAGGGACAGCAATTGGACTTACATTAGATAAAGATTATGTCGTTGTTTATTTAGGTCCAGGAGAAAAAGTACCAGACACATCTCTGATTCACGAACTTGTCCATGCCTCGATAAGGGTTCTCTCTCCAGATAATCGAGGAGACCCAGACCACGAAGGTGGCATATACCCTGGATGGACAGAGAACCATACACGACTCATAAAAGAAGCAAACGAAATTTTAAAATTGATGGATTTAAGAAATGCCGAAAAAGATAAAAAAGACTACGAAGTCTTCCAAACGAGCGAAAAAAGACCTACAACAAAAAATGAACATGTTCGATAGATTACCAGACGAGTGTAGTGCTTGCTTGAAATCGTTCGACAAAAAAGACAAGGAGATGGTGAAGTCCTGGCATGTAGTGGTAAAGAATGACGAGAATGTGGTCAGGCTTTATTGTACAAGTTGCTGGAAGGCAGCCACCTCGGTTGTTGAAGATTTCGAATCGAGCATAAAGTGATCATCGGGTTCGAGGACGAAGACACCACTTATGCTAAGCTACTTACCAAGCTTAAGCATGAGGGCATCACAAAGAGACAGTTTTTCAGAGGGGTTGTGTCTTCTTTCCTGGAAGATGACCCGAAGTTTGCCGACTACATAATAGAGTTCAAAAAAAAGAAGCATCTTTTTGTAAAAAGTAAGCAGAAAATACTTGACAAAGAGAAGCAAATATCCGATAATACAAAGAGAAAGTTTAGACTATCAGAAGATGAGATAGAAGGCTTATTCGACATGTTTGAAGAGGAAATGGACATATGAAGGACTGCGCTAAGAAATGCTACACATCGGGCGATATGTGCCTGAAAGAGGATTGTAGGCTGTGGATAGAGCACAAAGAGGATAACAACTGTGTAGCGATATCCATAGAGAAGAACGGAGAAATGACTCTCCACCAGATTTCTGAAAGGCTGGGAGTTAGTTATGTGAGAGTGAAGCAGATACAAGATAAGGCACTAAACAAGCTTAATAAAAGATTGCTTGTTATAGAGTGATAAAAAGGGATTTTTGCCTTTCTGAACACTATTTATAGATGATTTAAAGTTTCTTTATCGCCACAAAGGCGAATTAATATTCATAGGGAGAGAGAGTTATGTCTAAGAAAACGTTGCTAGAAGAAGGTTCAGTCCGTCATTTTATGAAATTGGCTAGCCTACAACCACTAGCTGAAGAGTTCGTATCGGATTTGTACAAGGAAGAAGTAGCCGAAGAGGAAGTCGCCGAAGCAGTTAAAGCTGATACGGCAGAAGAGATCAAGGAAGAAGTTGTTGACGAAGACGTGACCGAAGAAGTCGTTAGCGAAGAAGAGATGGCGATGGACTTCGAAGAAGAGCCAGCCGTAGAAGAGCCAGCCCCTGAGATGGACATGGAAGCAGAAGAGCTCTCCATCACTCCAGAAGAGGCTGGAATTCTCGTGAAGCTGGGGCAGAAGATTGCTGCCGCTGGTGCCGAAGAGGCTCCTGCCGAAGACGAGATGGAAATGGATTCCGAGCTAGAGGCACCCGCTGACGACATGGGCGGAGAAGAGATGGAAATGGCTTCCGAGGAAGAGGAAGAAGCTCCTGCCATGAGAGATATGTACGAGAACCTAGATGACTTGGTAGCCGAGGTTAGCAAGCGAGTAAAAGAACGACTAGCTGCTAAGCAATAAGCTATACATCTAGAAGAAGATGGAAAAAACCACCTGCATCCCTTTGAGCAGGTGGTTTTTTTGCTTGACAAGCTTGAAAAGAAGTTTTATAATCTTTCTGAACTATTTATTTTGAATATGGGAAGTTATTTATCATGGTCGAGTTTTCTAGAAAGTTATGGTACAAGACAGTGCTACACACCCTACAGAAGAAATATGATCGGCAGTGGAGCAGATGTCTTAAACTGAGATGCTCCGGTCAGATCGGCAAGATGGCAACTGAATTTTTGAAAAGCGAAGAAATACGGACCAGAATTGAGTCCGAAAGGAAGAAGATGAGATGAAGAAAGAATCTAAGCTATTGCTGGAATTTATCGACGAAGAGATGGAGGCAATCGCCCCTTCAAAGGCTCGCCTTTTGAGAGAGGCTACTGAGGGCATGGGACTACACGATCTAGCGAGCTCGGGGCAGACCAAAGCATCGGCAGATGGATATGATTGTAGGCAGGATAAAGTAAACAGAGGAGACATCGTTGAGGGCATTGTGGCTGCAGCCATCGCTGCTTCTTTTTATAACAAAGGCGCGCCAGTTAAGGCAGGGCAGATCTTCTGGTGGCTCAAAGAAGGGGCAGGAGTTTTCGAGCTTCCAGGGCACCCCCACATCTCGATTGATTTCACTTCCAAGGTGGCTGGTGGTGGAGACTCTCACCTAGAAGATGTTAGATTTGTCCCGTGCCTAATCGGAGAATACGAGGGGGCACTAAGTTATGTGAACGATTATGCTGCTGGCATAGTTAAAGAGACAATAGAAGGGATTAATCGAGCTAAGAGTAAGTCGCCCCATACGATTTATATCGGAGCGGACGGAACTTCTGACCAAAAAGGGTCAAAGGCTGATGTAAAAGTGCTTCTGGATGATGAGCCTATAGCTGGCTTGAAGCCTCTGAGCCTGAAAGTAAAGGGTGGCGAGCAATTTTTTCAAGTGGCAGTCACCAATCCTGTTGCCGGCATTGACAAAATGTTTAACGATACCCTAAAGCTAGGTATTAGTGTTCCAGGCTTCAAAAAATACTATGACAATGAGCCAGGCTGGAAAACTCAATATTCTGCTAGAATTTCCCAGGAAAATGCTGAGAAAGATCCTAGGATGAAACGTTTTCTAGAGAAAGCAATCTTCGAGTATAAAAATGTTTATAAAAAAGCAGAAGAAAAGCTCAGCCAGCTTCTGAAGGATCCAGAGTACATAAAAACGACATTAGCTAGTGCGATTGTAGAGGGAATGGTTGGAAAAGAGGACATAGTTATGCTAAAGATTGATAACCGAGCGGGACGATACTTTGTGAGGAATAGGGAGGCGATATCTAAGCTGGCTGAAAAAGATGTTTTCGACTTTAAAACTGAGCTTGTCGGTGAAAAAGGCTGGCCAGAGATAAAGGTTAGTGTCGTCAACAAAACGACAGGCAAAGAGTATGAACTTCTCAAGATCAGACCCAGAGCAGACAGTGCTAAGAGCAGTTCAGGCAAATATTCTCCTTGGTTCCGACATCTAATGTCAACGGGATCTGGATTTTTCGATTTCGACGAAGATGTTGAAAGGCAAATTTCCGCTTCCTGACGAAAAATAATCCTTGACTTTCTAAATAATACGGTTATAATACTAAGAGAGATTTTTCTTTTCTCGGAGGATACATGAAAAATTATGATGACGGCAGTTCTTTATCACAAAAAATTCTAGACGGAGTTAACAAGTTGGCGGACAATGTTGCCGCCACAATGGGACCAAGGGGCAGGAATGTTGTTATCCAGCCTAAGAATGGAAATCCGATCATAACCAAAGACGGGGTAACAGTAGCACGGTTCATAGACTTTACTGACCCATTCGAAAATGTCGGTGCCCAAGTAATCAAACAGGCAAGCGAAGAGACGAACACCAGTGCTGGTGACGGCACCACCACAGCCATCGTCCTCTCTCGGGCAATCTTCATTGAGGCACAGAAATACATCGCTGCTGGAGCATCTCCAGTTGAGCTCAAGCGAGGCATCGACAAGGCAACAGCCGTTATCGTAAATAATCTCCGAGCCAGTGCTAAGAGGGTGACGAAGCTTGACGACATCGAAGACATCGCCACCATCTCGGCTAACGGTGATCGGACAATAGGAAAGCTCATCTCCACAGCCATCGACATGATCGGCAAAGACGGCTCAATAACCATCGAGGACGGCAAGTCGCTAGAGACCAGCCTAGATGTAGTTGAGGGCTTTCGCTTCGACAGCGGCTATGCCGCCAGTGCCTTTATCACTGATGAGCGGAGAGGAGTTCTAAAGTATAACGATCCTCTCTTCCTAATCACAGACGAAAAGATTGAGTTCGTGGAAGACATCCTCCCAGCACTAGAACTGGCGGCACGAGATGGTCGCCCCATCGTCGTCGTAGCAGAAGAGATTGAGGGTCAGGCTTTAGCGGCAATGATTATGAATACGGTGAGGGGAACAATGAAGGTTGCCGCCATCAAGGCACCTCGCTACGGAGACGAGCGAAGGAACATCCTCCAAGACTTGGCTACCAGTGTCGGTGCCACTTTTGTAACCAGGGAGTCAGGGCTCAGTCTTCGTGATATCAAATTGACTCACCTCGGAAATGCTAAAACGATTGAGGCATCAAAGATAGCCACAACCATCGTTGGCGGCAACGGGGATACTGCCCAGGTAGAACAAAGGATCGAATCTCTCAAGTCACTCTTCGAGCAGACAGACAACATGCAGGCTTGTGAGAGAATTCAAGAGAGGATTACCAGATTGGCTAGCGGCATTGCTATCATTAGTGTGGGGGGCAACACTGAAATAGAGATGACAGAAAAGAAGCATCGCATCGAAGATGCTCTTGAGGCAGTGAAGTCAGCTCAGCAAGAGGGGATGGTATGTGGCGGAGGCATGGCACTCCTGTCGGCAGCCCGAGGTGTGGAGATACAGGCAGATAACTCTGACCAGGAATATGGTGCTCAGATTGTGCTCAAGGCGATTCAGGAGCCCTTACGGCAAATGGCGGCTAATGCCGGCAAGAAGCCAGATGTCTTGCTAGACGGAGCTCTAGGGCTTGACGAGGGCTATGGCTTCGATATGTCAACAGGCAATACGGTGGATCTGCTGGGCAGCGGGATCATAGATCCGGCAAAAGTAACCAGGTGTGCTCTTCAGAATGCTGTATCGGCAATAGGGACACTTATTACTACGAGTCACGCCATTATCGAGGACTAGCATACTATTTATGGTATCTAGCCAAGAGGATTTTTTATGTCGCCCATGGACTCTGACGAGACAGTAAAACAACTAGTTGAGCTTAATTCTAAGCTGGATATGCTAGAGATGAAAATTGACGAAGTAAAAGAAAGGCAAGAAGACATGGCTGAAGACATGGCGAAAATCCGAGAATCGGTATACCACCCCGATCAAGGATTGTATGCTCGACTTAGAGAGCTGGAGGCTTGGCAGAAGACATCCTCGAAGATCATCTGGATGGTTGTCTCGACGATGATAGGCATTGTTGCATACACCATCACAAAAACCATAGGCTAAACAAAAAAACACTTGACTTATTTACACTAAGGTGCTATGATTATGACTAGCACTGGACAAGTATGGAGGTATTTGTGAGCGACGTAAAGATTTCTTTCCGAACATCCCTTAAGGATTTGCCGGGAGATATAAAATTATTGATTTCCGACATAGCTAATAACTTACAGTTGGAAGCCAACAACAGTAGAGCGGCTTCTGACTCTCTATCCCAAGGCAGATGTAGTCGAGCCATCTCATCTCTAGAAGATATGAAGAAAGACATGAAAAAGATCGAATCCAGAATAGAGGACTGTATTTCTATTTTACGACAGTACGAGGAACACATGACACTTAGCACCTCAGAGGCAGAGCCCGATGAAGAGCGGTGATCTAGTTCATGTACCGTCAAATGTCCTTCTTCTTTCTGATACTGAAGGTTCGTTTAAGTTTACCACCGAGCCCACATTGGGCATCGTGACTCGGGAAAGCCTTAATGATGGAAAGTATTACAAGATTTATTGCCTAGGAAGGGAGTGGACGATTCGCCAAGAGTGTGCCTACCCTTTTGGCAAGAAGGAGGCGAGATGTTAATTGAGCTTGTAGAAGTAGTGGACAGAGGAAAGGGAGACTACGAAATAAAAGAGGTCTTCGTAAATCCAGATAGTATAGTGAGTGTCAAGAGGGACGACAATACCAAGAGGCTCCTAGATGAAGGTAAGCTTCCGTGGGATCTCCACAAGCAGCAATCATTTTCTAGGATCGTGCTTGGAGCTACGACAGAAGAGACTCTGGTAGTAATAGGAACCCCAGCACAGGTTATGGAAAAGTGCCATGTTGCAACCTCTCGCCTTTTGAAAGGGTAGAAAATGTTTTCATTTTATCATCTGTTTATAAAAGTGGATTGCCCATACTGCCGAGAAGCGATAGAGCTACTGGAAGAACATCGAGAAAGCTATGTGGTATCTGTTGTCGATAAGTGCCAGGGATATCTCAACATGGTGAAAAAGCAATTCGGACACGAGACAGTTCCCGTCATCTTACACTGTAAGAGCGACGGAGCAATGGACTTAGTTGGCGGCGCCCGAGAACTCATTGAGTTTCTTGAGGCACAGAAAAAATAGGAGCAGCTATGGAAATCCCCTGTAAATGGAAACCAATCGAGGAGTTCTCATTTAGGAACGAAGAGAAGAAATACGGCAGGTATCACGGCTCTATGTTTTGGAATGTCAAAGGATTCGGCTTAAAGCGCTGGGTTGTCGGAGGATACCTAGAAGTTGATTATGAGGAGCTAAAGTCAGATGGGCTTACGGAGAAGGAAATAGTCGAGGGATGCTTGGCATACCTGAACAGACCTCCTCCGAGACAAAAGTTCCAGAGGAAAGAAGGCAAGCCACTTTATGGGTGCCTAGAATACTACAAGCATAAGATCACACCAGCCGGCATTGAAGTTCTGGTGATCACAAACGAAAGAAAGAATAAGCGTTTTTGGTCAGAAGGTGCCGTAGTTTCATAGAGAACAGAAACATTGAGAAATAGCTTGACAGATTAGATGCGACCTGTTATGATCTAATCTGCCTGGACTTGTAGCTCAGCGGTAGAGCGACCCGCTCATAACGGGTTGGTCGTAGGTTCAAATCCTACCGGGTCCACCACTATAGAAAAACACACTTCGGTGTGTTTTTTCTTTTTTAGCTTTTTAGGAACTAGTTATTTTAGGGAGAGTAAGCGGAAACAGTGCCTGAAACGAACAAAAATGCCTGAAAATGAACATAACAAGCTCTACGTGAAGACGGGATGCCTAGTGTGCTTAAATAAATCGTATGCGTGTTCGTACTGTGACGGTGTTGGTAGTGTTTTTGTTGAAGCATCAGATAAAACTGTCTCAAAATGGCTCAGTCAGTTGACAGATGACAGAAGGCAAGATATAATAAATATGGCAGCAATAAAGGAAGGCGATTAGCAAAAAAAGGTGAATCTATGATAATCAGAAAGATATGGATGTTTCTTATAACGATGATGGCACTTACGAGTGCATGTAATTGTGACGATGACCTTCTCTCTTTTTCATGCCCAGAGCCTAGCCCGTGCCTAAATCTTTCTGACGGTGGTATATATGTTTTTGATGACGACATCATCTCCCGAGCAAAGGGCGAGTGTGAACTCGGCAATACCACCTGTGATGCTCTAAACCGACAAATCTGTGTCAACGAGATAAAGCCCGTTGATGAAGTGTGTGATGGTCTAGACAACGACTGTGACGGCACCATAGACAATGGACTATCCACTGATGCCGACGGTGATTTGTTCAATGACTATTGGTCATGCCTAAATCCTGCTGATTGTGACGACAGCGACCCATACATTCACCCAAGTGCCTCCGAGACTTGTGATGGCATCGACAATGATTGTAACGGCGAGATAGACGAGGTTGGTCCTTATGAGTGCTGGACCGGCGAATCTGACTCTGTTTTCGAAGGAACTCCATGCCAGACTGGGGTAGTCTCATGTATCGCTGGAGCTTGGACCGGATGTGAAGAACAGATATTACCAGCACACGAATTGTGTGATCTTGTTGATAATGATTGTGACGGGGAAGTAGACGAAGAGTCTTGGCTAGAGGGCTTTCCTTGCGGTCCAGACACTACTGTCGGGCAATGCTCTTACGGCAGAAATTCGTGTGTTGGCGGAGAGCTCCTCTGTATCGACGCCCAGTATTCCCAGAACGAAGTATGTGATGATATCGACAATGATTGTGACGGCATCATTGATAACGATTTGGAAAGGCTCTGTGAGACTGAGTGTGGAATGGGCATAGAGTTCTGCTCTTATGGCTCTTGGGGCGGCTGTACAGCACCATCACCAGGGATAGAATATTGTGATGGTGTTGATAATGACTGTGATGGAGAAGTGGACGAGAACTGTCCCTGTGTAGAGGGTGATGCCCAGACATGTCAAGAGGATCCTATGATGGATCAATACACGGGTGCTATGATGAGCTGCGGCATCGGAATCCAAGTATGTGATAACTTCGGAGTGTGGGGAGAATGCTTTTGGTTCGGTCCAGATGTCGAGGTATGTAACAATTGGGATGACGACTGTGACAACATCATAGACGGAATGGAAGTCATATGTGGTGTCCAGCCAGAGGAGAATATGGGAGTTGGAGAGTGCAAAGCCGGAGTTGCTATTTGTACAGCCGGCGAGTTTGGCGAATGTGTTGGAGAGATAGTACCAACAGAGGAAGTGTGTGATGGCTTAGACAACGACTGTGACGGAGAAGTAGACGAAGATCTAAATATCCACGACAGAGTAGATATGGTATTCGCCATTGATATTTCCGGCTCTATGACTCCATACATTCTTGCTCTCGCCGAGGGCATCTCGAACTATGTAGCAGACTTCGAAGACACAGAGCATCGCTTTGCCCTTGTTTCATTCCCAGACTATCCAGACGGCATGGGCGGAAGTGGAGCACCCTACACTGTTGAGTCGGCACCACCTCTGGTTGATGTAAATACCTTCCTTACCGCACTGACATCTATAATAAATGCCCAAGGCGGAGGGTATGAGCCATCCATAGATGTGATGTATGACTTGGTAGATCCTGCTGATCCTGCCGACATCGGCTGGAGGGAAGATGCCTACCCTTACATAATCTTGATCAGCGACGAGCCAGCACAGAGCTGGTCCTCACTCCAAGCATCTTCGGTGTATTGGAATGCTCACAACTGCCAGATTGGTTCTTGTGAGCCAGGCGACGAGATAGAGACCTTTATCATAAACAAGACACAGTTCTTTTTCGGCTTCCATGAGATAATTTATGGAGATCCAGACAGATATTATGAAATTTCTCCACCTGACGGAAATCGCTATACCGAAGTCCTAAACGACATCTTCGCCAACATCTGCTTATACGGAGCAGACGGAGGGGCATGACTCTCGAAGGGGGCACTACTTACTGGTATGATGACGGACCCTAAAGATTCGAACACACGACAGAAAAAAGTGCTTGACTTTCATGTGGGAGATCTGGTATACTTAAAAAGTGATCTCTCTCTGAGATCGGGAGTTGGGTTGATTTTATCAACAGAATTCAGGAGTTTTGATATGCACGACTTGAGAGATCACAAGGCAGGAAAGTCATTTTCCGTGCTGTTACCAAAGGTGTATGTTTGGTGGACCCAAGGAGATAAGAAGCTTTGGATGGACGAGCAAGATCTTTGCTTGTTGGAAAAGAGCTGAGCGGAGATAAGATGATAGTTTCTAATATTTTACTTATGTTCTTCATTAGCTCTGGCGATGTCAGTGCTGCCAATTTTTCTATGAAAGTTAGGGGGTATGAAAACGGAGAGCCTAAGCCTCTCTATGTATCTTCGATCCTACAGAAGAGAAAATCGAAGACCCTCCTTCTATCACGAGATGCTTCTGATAACTTTAGAGAGATGGTAGTTAGAGCAGCGAAGGATGGATTCCACTTAGATGTACTCAGTGCCTTCCGTACCCACGGAGAGCAGCATCGGATGAAAAGACAGAGAGGCGATTTAGCAGCTCCGCCCGGCTGGAGCAATCATCAAATGGGACTGTCCATCGATGTGGGCGGCACAACTAGAATCATTCAAGGGAAGAGATACAGGACAATCTTGTATTGGTGGATGAAGCGAAATGCCAAGCGGTATGGATTCTACAATGATGTGGAAGCAGAGCCATGGCACTGGACATTCTACGGAGATAATCCGCCACCCCCAAAAAAGAAGGTGAGAGAACCACCAAAGGAGAAAAGTGATAATGTCTGAAGAGAAACAAGAAGAAACAAACAAAGAGAAGGAAGAACAAGCTCCCAGCCCCGATAGGTACGGTCTTTTGTGTATCCTAGCTTTCGCAATGCTTATTTCGTCCTTATTTACGGCAAGTACATTCATGGTTAAGGCGTGTCTAATCTGGATGCTCGTTCTTCGTAGCTATGGACTTTTGGTCAAGAAAATGAATAGAGAGTGGTTAGCAGTTATTTTATATGGCTCGTGCTATGTATATTATGCTACTCAAGTTTATCCCACCGGGATACTATAAAAGAAAAGGAGCGAGAAAATGTCTAACAAACAAAGCCGAATTTCACCGGCACAACAACTGGCACAGGCGATGAGAGAAAACGGCAATGTGCATGTTATACCCACCAAGGCGGCAAAAATCGTAAAAGAAATGGAAAAGCAAATTGAGAGTTTATTTGCCGAACTGGTCAAATCTAAATCGGAGGTGTCCAAGCTAAGTGATCTCGTAGAATACCAGAGAGATCGCATTCGGGTACTAGAGGGAGCTAACCAGTCGAAAAATAAGACGGAAACACCTAAAGCGAGTAAAAACAGCGACTTAGCAAAGCCAAAGAAATCGAGGGCAAAAAAGTCCAAGAAAACCAGCCGAGTAAAAAAATCCTCACAAAAGACTTGACATGATCTCTGCTTTGTGTAATAATATGTAAATCAGCATTACTCACAAAGGAGCAACAAGAATGGTTTCCGTTAAGATTTATCAGAAAAGCAAAGATGGACTCAGTGTACCAACCGTGACGAAAGAATTTACAATGGATTCTTTCGAAAAGAAGACTATAATGGATATTATCTCCCTTTACGATCCAGATGAGTACATGGTTGTCGCGACCTACGGCAAGATTTCCCCCCGAGGCAAAAACTGGGTTCGTCTTTCTTCTGCTTTCGATGAGATACATATGAAATACGGCAATACTGATATGACAGATCATCTTATCGGAAAGGCATAAGAAGTGGTTACGAAGCAGAGGAAGCCAAGAAGATGTTCCTACTGTCGAGATGAAGGTCACGACAGAAGGACATGTGCCCCTCTTAGGCGAGATAAGTCTAAGGCAGCCGAGGTAAACAGAAGGTTTGTTGATCTTGTGGTGGAAGACATGGTAGAGCGAGGGATTGGTCCAGGCGCTCTTATCGAGTTCACTATTCCAAGCAAGGAGACTACAGATGGAGAGCCCACGCCGCTGGCGATGGTTACTGATCTTCATTGGGAACAGCTCTTTTATAGAAAGCCAGGTCGCCGATGGGTATCAATAAAGATGATGAACGGAGTGCCCAACTATCATATCGGGAGCAATATCCGGAGAGTTAAATTCCCCCAACATGAGCTTGATAGAACTTACGATAGCAAGAAGGGAACATATATTTATTCTGAAGTTTTGAAACCACATCGCACCCGGTCAGCCGACAGAGCCGCTGACTATAGTTCATACCCGTTCCTTTCATCTGGCGAGTGGAATGTAATATCTCCAGTGACCATCAGCAAGGAGGCTCTAGTTCAGAGTCAGCCTCTTGGCTTCTATCTTGGGTGGAATGGGATTGATGACTATTTTTTGGATTTAAATATTGAGAGTTGCCATCAAGGCAGTTACTACTTAGAGAAAAGAAGAAAAAGACTTTAGCCGCCAGTGTTTTTTAGATTGGCTTACTTACAAAATTAAAAGAGAAAAGGAAAAGCTATTATGGCATCAGTAGATTTTAAAACGTTTCTTTCAGCAGCCCCCGTCGTCCTTGGGGCTCGATACCCTGTTATCCTTCGAGGTCGCCACGGCATCGGCAAGTCAGAAATAGTCTACCAGATTGAGGAAATGCTGGGATACACCGATGGTGTTATCGAGAGACGAGCATCGCAGATGACGGAAGGCGATCTGATTGGCTTGCCGTCAATCTCCTCAGACTCTTCATCAACCCGATGGAATCCACCAGATTGGTTCACGGAAGCATGTTCCCGTGGAGTGCTGCTCTTTCTAGACGAGATAGACAGAGCAATCCCAGAAGTGAGGCAGGGAATTTTCGAGCTCACCGATAGCCGGAAGATCAATGGGTACTCTCTACACGAGAATACTGTCATCGTTGCTGCCGTCAATGGCGGAGAGCACGGTTCGGAGTATCAAGTAGGGGAAATGGATCCAGCAGAACTGGATCGATACACTGTTTTTGATGTGGAGCCCACAGTCGAAGATTGGTTAACATGGTCGAAGGGGGAAGTTTCGGAAGTGGTATGGGATTTCATCAACCAGAATCGAAGCCATCTTGAGCACCTGGATAACTTCGAGCCGAACAAAGTATACCCCAGCCGACGATCCTGGGTCCGGCTCGACAAGACACTCAAGACATGTCCAGACCAGCTAGCTCAGATGCACGAGCCTCTACTCTTTACTCTTTCTCAGGGTTTCGTCGGCTTCGAAGCTGCAATCGCTCTCAGAGATTTCGCCATCAATTATGGCAAACAGGTTACTGTTGAGGATGTTATCCATGAAGGCAATGTTTCGATGACGAAAGACTTCGACATCAATGAGCACGGTGCCTTGATTGAGAAGATGGAAGCTTCTGGAGTATTCAACACTCTCTTATCTGAAAGCAATCTCTCGAATCTCGCCGGATACTTTGTATCAATTCCCGGTGAAATGGCAATGAAGCTGTTTAGCATCATAGGAAAGTCTCCATTGAGAGAGAATATTCTCAGCTTTCACGGCACAGAAGTGGAAGGAAAGCGGATCGGGGATCACGTTGTGTCCTTGGTCTCGAATATGACAGATCAGGAAGCCGTAGAGCAGCCGTAAGTGCTTGATTAATAAGGGACAAAAAAACACCAAAAAAGAGCTTGACAGAGTTGATCTCCTGTGATATGGTATTATATTCACAGGCAAAGAAGGAGCACTAATATGCCATATAAGAGCAAATACAGCAAGAACATCAATAAGTTAGTAAAATGGGCGAAAGAAGTCAAGCAGATCACTGTTGTTTTTGCCACAGGTCAGGTAGATAGATACATGCCAGAAGATAGGCTAATCATAATCAACGAAACTCAGACCGACGAAAATCAGCTCTACACTCTCCTGCATGAAGTGGGTCACTCAATGAATAGAGAGACCGGTAATCTCGCCTATCGCTATGGCAAATATAAACTGCTAGCTAAATCAGATGAGACAGGCAAGCCGATCAAGTCATATGCCTACAGAGTCCAGCTTCTTGACGAAGAGATGCAGGCATGGAAGAACGGCAAAGAAATTGCCGAAGGTCTTGGAATGAAGCTAGATGAACGGGCATACGAGAACTGTGCCGCCAAGTGTATTATGTCGTATATCGACTGGGCTGCCGAAAGAGAGTGGAATGCGCCGGCATGATTTCCATCCAGGAGATCTGATCGAGGACCGGAAAACCGGGCTAATCGGTCTTGTCTATGGAGTCCATCAGGATCCGTACAACATCACCAAGAGACAAGTATATTTCTATGTCTGGTGGATGGACAACTCCAGAGGATACAGAAAGAGCCTGGTCTCACCCACAGATAAGCGAGTGAGACAATTGAGTAAGAAGCATAGAGAGAGGAAAGTGGTGAGAAACAATGTCGTTTGATCTGAACAAACATATATTCAGGCTCCTACAGGATGAGCCGTTTTTTGCTGCTCTTTCCCGGCGAATTGATAAGAGAGAAACCCTAGGGGTACCCACGGCTGGAATAGGAATCAACCCAGACTCCGGTCAGTTCGAGATGTTTTATAACCCCCAGTATTTCGATACCCTCACCGATCAACAGAAAGCTGGTGTCATCAAGCACGAGTTCTACCACCTTGTTTTCGAACATGTTACCGAAAGACTTCCAGAAGAGGGAATGTCTCCGATGTGGAACATTGCTACAGATCTTGCTATCAACGGATTTTTAAAGAGCGAGCTACCTCCAAAGTGTTGTATTCCAGGAGTTGACGATTTCAGCGAGATGATCCCACTCCAAACAGCGGAATGGTACTTCGAAGAGCTTAAGAAGAAGAAGGAGAAGGATCCAAGCTTCATGTCTCCTCAGTCAGGCTCAGCAGGGGGCTCCGGAAGCCCAGAGGGTCAGTTTGATAGCCACGAATCTTGGGGCAAAAGTGATTCTCAGACCAAAGAAATAGCCAAAGAGAGATTCAAAGACATGGCTAAGAAGGCTGTCGAGGAGTGTGATAAGGGGCGAGGCTGGGGCTCTCTATCTCACAGCATCAGAGAGCAGATTCGGACAAAGGTGAGCTCTGCCACGATTGACTGGCGAAAGATGCTTAGATACTTCGTGAGGACATCTCAGACATCATCCAAGAAGTCTTCTATCAAACGAATTAACCGCCGATACCCATACATACATGCCGGCAAGAAGTCAGAGCGACAGGCAAGGATAGCTATTAGTATTGACCAGTCTGGCTCGGTAAGCGATAGCCTTCTTGAGCTTTTCTTCTCAGAGCTTGAGGCTCTCGCCAAGATTGCAGAGTTTGTAGTGGTTCCATTCGATGACTTGGTTTATACTGACGAAGTATTTGTCTGGAAAAAGGGTGAGCGCCGAGAACTGAATAGGGTTCTAAGAGGGGGAACCAATTTTGATGCCCCAACAGAGTATGTGAATCAACATAAGTTTGATGGTCACCTGATATTGACAGACATGTATGCTCCGATGCCAAAGGCTTCTAAATGCCAGAGAGCTTGGATAACGGACTCAAACGGAGCATCGATGCCTTACTTTAAGACCAAAGAGAGGGTGTTGGTACTAAAATAATACTACTTACCTATAGAGGCAAAATTTACTATAGGAGAATATGAAATGTTATCTTTATTAAATTCAGGAAAGTCACAGTTATGACAGACGAGTTCAGCGGATCAGTTGATGTGGGCGACGAATTTGCCAGCGATAAGATGGAAGATTTGGCTTCTCTCATCGCTGACCTCCAAACTGAAGAAGGTGGATTACCACCCCTAACGGAAGCTTCAACAATCTTACAGGACTATATGGATGCCTGGGTGATGTGGAGCCAACAAGCAGGACAGCCAGACTCTCGAACATACTACGAATATCTTTTTCAAGCGGTGGCAACCAGAGCCATCTTTATAACGAGGAACATACAATGAAAGGAAAGTATCATGATGACTAACGATTGGACAGAGTTCGATATTTATTTTGATGAAGAGGAAGCAAAAAGCGAAGAAGAAAAACAGAAGGAGCTCGATGCTCTCTACGAAACTCCGCCAGAAGACATTACACTGGACAAAGAAAAGCTAATGAACATTACGAAGAGGGCTCTCGCGGAAGAGGAGAGCAAGAAGAGTTTTGTATCCCCAGAGCAACAGGAAGAGGTAAACGCTCATGCTCGCCAAGTTGCTTACAGTATTTTAGAATGGGTTTACTTATCCGCCGAAGCCGGCGAGTGGAGCTATAGATATGATATGACGAAGCTCCCTCGGGCATACCTGATGCCAACTGTGCAAGAGGTGAAGAGGTGTCTTTTAGATACCTTTGTTCGCTACTCAGATTCGGAATCCAATCGATGGATCGAAGTAAGTTGGATAAAATCAAATGAAGTGTGAGCGGAGGAGCCATAGGCTTTGAGAAAGTCTAACAACGATCTACTGGTCGAATGTCGTAAGGAACTTTTGGCAGTCGGTGTTAAGGTAGAGACAGAAATCATCAGAGAGAGGTATTTTGTTACATCGAGGATCGTTGGGTTCAGTCGTCGCTACACCATACGAGCAATTGAGTCCACCACTCAGAGCATATCTATTTTTGGTATGAGTGATGGGTTCTCAACAAGGAGATCGGCACTAAGATGGTTGATAGGAGACAAGCAAAAATAGGTCCGATGATATATTGCTACTCGCTACTGGCACTTGGTGCCACCTTTATTGTACTAAGAACTATTAAGGAGTTTGGAAGATGTCAAAGAAGAAGAGAGAAATGGTAATTTATACCAGCCCCACTGAAGTGATTGTTGGACCACTGTCTGCAGAGTTAGACTTAATAGAAAATTGCTTCACTCTAGCGGGCAGGAAGATAAAAGATTTCAAGAGAGAGGTGCATCCCATGAGTGATATGGGCGACATGTTCAAGAGAGCGAATGAAGCAAGGCGAGCACAAGGAGGCATCGATGAATAGTGTTACTGTGGTATTAGAGCATCCAGCCTATTCAGATCTGAGTTCTGTAATACTACAAGAGCATTTTGAGCTTAGATATTTAGCACTAAGGTGCTATCACGAATTATCAAACATATATACAGAGGGGCACTATAGTGTGGTTATCGCTGAAGACGGCAAGCAATTTAGTTTGGATTCACATAACGACATACTTTGCCGAATGAGAGAAGAGGTGAAATGATTCAGCAATGGAGGGAATTGTAAGATGGCAGGAATAGGATACAAAGATGGAGGCGACGGGACTTATGGGTTCCAGCTTACCGATGACGGAAAGGTAAAGCTAGGTAACACGTCAGATGATGTAATCCAGGTAACGGGTTCGCTCGCCATCGAGGGGGAGATAAAAGTCAATGGCTCTATCACAGCCCCAGAGATTTACGCCACCGATCCCACTACTGAACTCACACTGGTCGGGCAGCAAACTTTATTTGCTTCTGCAACAAAGCCAGTTGGAGTCAAGGCAGTGCCATCAGTTGGCAAAGTATTCTTTGCCGAATTGACGGGGCAGAGGATTAGGAGCATCTCAATAGAGGGCGACTCGATGACTACACTGGTGACCCTATCGAGTGCCGGACACAGTGTTGATGTGGATGAATCCGCTTCCAAGATATATTGGACGGAATACACCTCATCTCCTGCCTCCGGAAGAATCAAGCGAGCAGATCTGGACGGCTCGAATGAAGAGACTTTGATTGAAAGCACGAGCCACACTTACTATGGACTCGCTCTTGATACTGCCTCAAATATGATGTATTGGGTAGAAAACAGTTCGGACAAAATCTGGCGAGCGACGATGGATGGAAGTAGTGCCGAGGTGGTGGCGACTGTAAGTTCAGCCGGTATGCCTAGAGACATCGCTCTCGATATTGCTAACGGCATGATGTATTGGACTAATGATGGCAGTACCGATAAGATACAGAAAGCTCCAATGGCAGGCGGCACGATTGAATCTGTGGTTTCAGACCCAGGAACTGGACCCCTACACCTCTCTTTGGACATTAGCACTAGGAAGGTATACTGGACCCATAGCGGAGCCACTGCTGACCGAGGAGTATACCGTGCTGATATGGATGGGGGGACACAGGTTGAACTACTCGTATCGAGCACCACTGCTTATGGAATCGATGTTGAAAGCACTACTGGTAAAGTTTTCTGGACAGCATACCACGATGGAGATATCAATGTCTTTGAACTCCCGGAGTCTTGCCTGAGAGTAGATTCTGACGATAGCGAATCCCTCCTTAGAGCCAGGGGCAGCCTTGTGAGTGTGAATGGCTCTTTGGACATAGCAAAAGCTGGAACTCTATCGACATCCCTCTTTAAGGCAAAGGACACCACTGAGCCTTCCACTCCATCAGATTCAGCGGTATTGTATGCCAAATCGGGCGAGATGTATGTCAAGGACTCTTCTGGCAATGAAACACAAATCTCTCCACACGACACTGATGGCGAATGGCAATACTATTCTAGAAACTCAAAAACTGGCAAGGTTGTCAGAATCAAAATGGAAAAGATGATTAGGAAACTGGAAGAGCTCACGGGCGAATCATTCATAGAAGAGGAATAGAAAATGTATAACCTTTACACATGTAACTCTGAACTAATTTTACAAGAGCTTGGCAGTTCTATTGAGGCTATCGATAGGAAACTACGATTCGACAGAGACCCAGAACTTATTGGGCAGCGAGAAGAACTGTATGATTTGAGAGAATGGGTTGAGTCGTACATGACACCTCGAAAGAGAGAGCCATCAAGTATGATCTATTACGATGCCAGGTATCACGAAAGCTGGCGAGCATCAAATGGGAGGAAATCAGATGAAAATTTTTGAAAAAATGATCGGTATGAAAAAGAGATGTGAGGTGGGGATATCAGTCCTTCTTCTTGCTGTGAGTCTTTTTTGCTTGTTCATTTGTCTTGAGGGGGTGGCTATGATAGTCAGCCATGATGTCGCTACAGTGACAAATGTCCTTTTTCTAGGGCTATTGCTCTCGATAAATGGTGCAGCAGTGTTTTTCAATCTTACGAGGCTATCGAATGCCATCCGAGAGAGACTCAGGAACTATGACTAGTGACGATTGGCACCCGGCAGTTGGCGATATGGTTCAAGTAACCCTCCAGAAGATTCCAAGTGTAGGAATGATCATTGACTTGCAAGGTGAAGAGATCATTGTGAAGGGTGCATGGTGGCAAGAAGCTTTTAGGAAAGAAGAGGTGATTTATATCCACCCAGAATCTGAAAAGGGAGGAGAATGATGTTGAGGAAGTTATTTACAAAGCACCCAAACGAAGTTGGCGAAACTTACTGGCAGCACTTTCGAGTGGCTTCAAGAATATCGTGGAGAAGCTTTCTTGTTTCGACGACTCAGTTGATTCATGCTATTTTTCCGTTCTTCAAGCCTCCTCTCGGAACGGATGTAGATTCTATGAAAAATTTCCTCCAAGAAGTATCTCCTGATACTCGAAAAAAAAATAACCTATAAGCGAGGCGACTTGGTTCAATACTGTCGGCTAACAGCCTACCCAAGAACACCATGGGTAAAGGTGGGCATTGTGCTAGATAGTTTTGATGGAATGTATTCGGAGATCGTAGAAGTTTATTGGCTCGAAGAGCAGAACATAGAGATCATTTCATCACCATGGCTTGAAAAAACAGCCGAAGTGCCTGATATTGCTGATGAAAACATAAGTAGCTGAAAAGGTTATACTTTTTTTGGGACGAGATCTGGCTCTTGTAAGTGCCCGATATGTCTGTGTAAAAAAAACTGTTATTATGTTCTTGACAGAGTGATCTCTCTGTGTTACGATGATCCTACAACATCAAGCGAAAGGGATCACCACTATGTCACTCAAACTTACAACACTCGGGTCAAACCAAACTGAGATCAAGACAAGCAAGCATACTATCCTGTTTTCATACGAAACCCCAGTAGTGGTTCATACTAACTATGTCGCTGGGCAAAAGCCGGTGGTGTTCATCACTAACGGAGCAAACGAGAAAGGCAAGCAAATCCGAACTCGAACCACCTCCGGACACATCAACTCTTATGTGAAAGATCTGCCTTCCAACTGGGAAAGGTTCGATGTCGATCAGGAAGAACTAGAAAACATTTTGGCGAACGGATAGAGACATGACTAACGAAACAAGAAAAAAGATTACTAAAGCCATGTTCGATACATCATTTCCAATAAACCCTATCCCATTCGCTAATGGTATTAGCGAAATTGTTATGAACGAAGGCTCAGACACCATTGAGACCGACGAAGTAAAGAAGATTTTGTGGGTATTGATGGCACAAGCATATGGTCAAATGGCAACAATTGATCTTTGTGAAGAATGGTCACGATTATATCAAACAGAGGAGAAATGAAAATGAGTAAGAAGTTGAAATATATGAGCGGCAAGCTTAAGGCATTAGTTATTCTGGACTTCTTCTTTTGGTCTCTCTTCATTCTCATTTTGTTGATAGGGATAAAGGGACTCCACCTCTCGGGCATCCTGGGAATTGATGTGGTCTGGTGGAACTGGCTAGTGCTTCCTGTATGTGGCGGAGCAACAACAACCTTAGCGGGATTATATCTCGCGAGAAAAGAAGGGATACGATAATGAAGCAGGACTTCAAAAAAAAGCTAAAAGGACACGACTGGTATTATAACTATAGTGATGATCATAGTGTGTGGGAGCGAGGAAAGCGGCAGCTTCAGAACATTGTGGCACTGTACAACAGCACCCACTGCCCTTTTGATCTTGTAGAGCTTCGAATGTGGGCTAACGGAATGATCATAGGTCCATTTGTTGAAGAAGGACCAGACGAGTGGTACCTTCAGCCTCGAAAGTATAAGTGTACTGCCTCTGTCAAGAAAGCAGAGCTACTTACTCCCGAGAGAAGCAGGAAGATCGAAACATGGTTCGAATAAAGGACGATACCATTCCAGAGAGAATCAAAGAATGTCTGACCGTATTTGAGCGCCAAGGGAACTGGAATAGCATCGGCATAGCCAAGTCACTGCTAAGGCAACATTCCCAGAAGGGTGAATTGAGCACCAAGCAGACTGCCATGGTTGAGATGTGGGAGAGGGACTACATTCTTCCAGATGACAACTGGGAAGATGAATATTTAGCATCGGAACAAAAGAGGGAATTGTTTGAAAAGGCAGTCGGCTATTTTGATAGTACCAACTCACTTTACTATTACAGGCAACGAATTGCCTACTGTAAAGACCGAGATGGGCACATCCCAACTCGCCGAGACTTCGATAGAATGACCCAGAATAAGTATTTTGTTCGATGGCTGGAAGCTTCTGATGCTGAGCCCAAGTTTAGTCTGGGCGACTTGGTTGAGTCTCGACAAGGTAGCGGCTCTCGCTGGAATCTAAGGGGGTTGCAATTCGTGGTCACCAAAGTGATGGACGAGGTTGACCCTTGTAAAGGGGGAAGGTGGTATGCCGGGTATTCCATAACGGGAGAGGTGAAATACGGAAATCGGTTTTTCGAAAGCCGACGATTCACGAAGTTCAGAGAGAAAGAAGTAAAGACTTTTAGAAAGTGAGATAATATGAAACCGATAAAGAAAAGTAAACTAAAGAAATATAAGGGAAGAATCTTAGACCTCCACAAGGTTAGCCATGCTGATGTTCCGGAAGTGCTATCCGCCTTCCTCTATAAGAGCATGGACAAAAAAAGGATGCCTGTGGAAGTCATTACGGGCAACAGCAGTGCTATGAGGGATGTTGTGAATAATGTGGTAGACTACATGGGCTTTATGTCTATTAGGCAGCCAGCTACGGACGAGGCGGGCAAGCTTGTCATTGACCTAGAAGAGCTGGACTGATGGTAGTAGAAACATTCGGAATCGTTTTCTTTGTAGGCTATCTGATTCTAGCAGGCTGTGTTGCCTACTATTTGTGGTAGATATAAATCGGGGTTTTGCTGCTTGAAAGACTATTTATATATTATGAGAATAATAATTGAAGGTAACGGCTCTCTATCAAAGCAGCAGTTACAGAAAATGTCTCCCGAGGAAGTGAAGGCTTACTTCTCGTCTATAGAATCAGAGGAAGAGCCCAGGGTAGGACCACCGCTTAAAGGCTCTCCCGACTTCAAGAACTCCGGCAAAACTGCCCCCAGCAATGAAGATGATCGTATCCGCCAAGCCGTCCAGTATGTGCTCCAGGATCCATCCGTCATGGACATGATAAAGAAGCACCTTGATGGTGTGGCTGGAGCATCTCCCTTGGAACCAACGAAGCCAGGCAGGAAGAAGCCTGCTAGCGAGTAAGAGCTATGAAGCTATTGTTTGAGAACTGGCGAAGCCACCTGGAAGAAGGAATAAGCAATATCGTCTATCACGGCACCAGCCTAGGTAGACTATCGGATATCGCCAAAGGCAACCGACTTATGACATCTGGTGTCTTCGGTGCTGATGCTGAAGAGATCATCGGCAAGGGAAAGTTCTACTTTCTCTCTACGGCACGGTCCCCATCAGCCTTCAAGCATGGATATCCTTTGGTCAAGGACGGCAAAACTCGTATCACTCTAGACGGCAAGAAGATCGGACAGAAGTATTCGGGCGGACCAGTAGATTACTGGCGGGATCGAACTAAAGGCGGCAAGTCAGAGATGGAAGATAGGATCATAACAGACGATCCTTGGATAGAGAATGCTGCTGATTACATTACAGAGATAGTCGTCTACCTTCCGATCCTCAAAGGAAAGGCAACTGATTCAGACAGTATCCTAGGATCAATTGCATCGGACAAGCCGACAAAATATGAATACATTCCCAACCGAGATATTGGATTTGCCGATATCAAAGCTCTAGAAGAGGTAAGCGATTTTGCTCAATCCCACGGGATCCCTCTAAAGATAATACCGACAGAAGAAAAAGAAAGTGAGTTCTATATGAACAACCAGCCCTCAGCAGTATCTTACGACGAATTCGATAAAATGAGAAAAGAGTTAGACATAGACCCAGAGGAAAGAACACATCGTGGGAAGGAGCGAGATGCCTTCCACGTAAGGCTAAGGAATGCGACATCCTACTCTCTTCTTCCTCCACTGATGGAGCTGACCAAGATGCTTCAAGCCGGCAATTTTAATTCATCTTCATCTGAGAGATGGTTCCCGACGAGAGAGGACATGCTGGAGGTCAAAACAGATTTGTACGAGTGGTCCAAGAAGCCAAACTTCGAGGAGTACCCGCTACCAGAGTATGATGAGCCCGAAAAGCGAGAGCTACGAAGGAAGTTCCTGGAAGGGCAAGTGATAGTTACCAAGGAAGACATCGATGATGTTGAGGAAAGGCTCACTCGGTTTAAGAACGAGGCAGCCAGTGTGTTCGGCACCGACTTTCTAAGTGCTAGGACAGATCCTCGCCGAAGACCCTTCATTCAATTCTTTACGAAATATATGAGAAGCAAAAAGCTTGAGAATGTCACTGAACTAGTCAAGCATCTAGAGCAAGAGCTCAGAAAAACTATTTAGGGGGAGCAAGATGAAGGTGGACCTAAAAACACTAGCAACCATCCTAGGTTTGATAGCCCTAGTCGGCGGCTCTGTCGCTCACTTTGGCGGCTTCTATTACACCACCCAACTAAGACTAGAGAGTCTAGAAGAGAAAACATCTAAGCTAGAAAAGAAGATCCAGAAGCAGGATCGGAAAAAGAACAAAGGGAACAACAAATGAAGAACTTACTTACACTGATCGTATCACTATCATTCCTCTCCGGATGTATGCTAGAGAGGCAATACGATGTAGTATCAGAGCAATCTATGGTAGCAAGCGGAGGCGACTACTATGGCTTCCTTTCCAACTCCAGCGATACTTTTGTTGATATTGTGGGCAGCAGTCTCCACGGTGTGGTGGGGCAGGTAGAGGACATTGAGTCAGACCCCAGCTCTGTCTCTGGCTTCGACGAAGGAGACCATACTTATGTCGAGGTATTGATGGCTAGTATCCACGGATCCGCCATGGTCGCCTTTACTTTCTATGGAGGCATCACCCACCCAGATGTGGCACCAGGACATGTCCATCGATTCGTGCCTTCTTCTGCCGAGAGATATAAAGATGATTTACATGTAGAGGCTATTGTTTGCTCGGGAGCATTCCCCCATGAATGGTCGTATGACGACATAGTGAACACAGTCGGTATCGAAGTAGAGCAACTCGTGGTGCCCAACGACGAACCACCAGCAGTTCGAATCAATTTTACCACAACGACTGAAGGCGATATTGCTACAGGTCATCTCGATGTTGTCGCCACCTCACAGGAATAGAAAGGGGTCGCTCCTATGTCTATCGAAGAATACAGAAATAGCAATAGAATAGAGCAACTTTACCACAAGGGGCAGAAAAACATCTGGGATGGTAGAGAATATCTCCAGGCATGTATCGAAAAGAACAGCGGAATAAGCCTTACCCCAGAGAAAAAGAATGCCCTTGGAAACATTTTTAGCACCATCTTGTGGGGCGAACTGGCAGCCTGGAAGATATCTTCCATCTTGGCAGCCCGGTTCGAAGACGAGCCAGCCAGGATGGCAGCGACATCACAGGCACACGACGAAGCCAGACACTTTTATGTGATGAGAGACTACCTCCGTTTCCTAGGAATAGAGACAGCCGATGTCCAAGGAATGAAGAGTCACTCCCAAGACTTTCTCCAGTCGATAATGGAAGCAGACACGACACCCAAAATGATACTAGGTATGCAAATGATGGTTGAGCCGATGGCTCTTACTCTGTTCAAGGTAGTGAGGGAGAGAAACATCGAGCCTGTGCTATCGGACCTGCTTCTGATGTATGAAAAGGACGAGGCAAGACATGTGGCACTCGGAACACTATACCTTCCCAAGATGATGTCTGAAATGGGACCAATAGCCAAGGCAGATCTGCTCGTATGGCAATTCTTTAGGTACATGAAGCAGTTCGAGATGCTAAAGGAGCTAAAAGACGACTTCAGAGCTCTTGACATCCCTCCCAGAGAAGTCTTCCTCCTCGCCCGTAAGAAGCAAGCCAAGACTATGGAACTCCTCTCAGAGGAGATGGGAGAGCGCTACCCGCTGATGGATACGATGCTGAAATTCATCGATTTCCGTAACGAGATAGACTTTCCAGAAGAAGAGTCGAAATACCTAGATAGACTTCGAGCAGCGGCTCGGAAGACATACCTCAAACAACCATCCAAATAAAACGAAAATACTGCTTGACAAGCCAAATGTGATCTGCTATAATGATCGCACAGCAAATAGTCATTGGAGGAATTGTGAATTTTAAATGCCTATCTTTGTTTGCCAATGTCGGCATCGGAGAAACATATTTTGACCAGTGTGGTATAGAAGTAGTCGTTGCCAATGAGAAGCTCGAAGATCGGGCAGAGTTCTACTCTAAGATGCACCCCGAGACAGAAATGATTGCCGGCGACATTACCAAGTCAGATATTTTTAGCGAAATTATTTCTAAAAGTAAAGCTGCCGGTGTTGATTTCATTCTAGCAACTCCACCGTGCCAGGGCATGAGTGCATCCCATGCCTTGCGCGCAAAGAAGGACGATCCTAAGATTCAGGAAAAAAACAGCTTGATTAAACAAGCTGTCCGTGCGATCAAGGACTTGCAGCCGGACTATGCTCTTATTGAGAATGTCCGTGGCATGGCAAGCAAGAAGACATTTATTTTAGATGATGACGATAAGCCAACGAACATTATGCCATACATCGAGAGAGAGCTCGCGGCAGATTATGAAATGAGATATGAGGTGCTAGATGCGGCAAACTATGGCACTCCCCACCATCGCCAGCGATTGATCACACTGCTCTCTAAAAAAGGGTGCCCGGTGTGGGATCCCCCGAAGAAGCTCACAAAGAAGGCTACTGTTCGTGAAGCTATTGGGCACCTTCTACCTCTTGAATCTGGGGAGAAATCGGACATCAAGTGGCACTCTATGGAATATTGGACACACAATAAACATCATATTAATTGGATGCGGCATACGGCAACCGGCAATACCGCATATCACAACAAGATTTATTACCCTAAAGTTAGACACGATGGTTTCGCGAAACTCTTGCAAGACGATGAACGAATGAATGAGTTCAGTTCGGATAAGAGAAAGAGATATCGGAAGATGAAAACAAAAACTGTAAAGCTTAAAGAAGTTACCATCGAGACAAGACAAGTTAGCGGATTTGAGTCCACATACAGAAGAATAAAGTGGGACGAACCAGCTCCAACTGTGGGGATGACAAATGGCTCTATCAATAGTCAAAACAATGTACATCCAGGCAACGATAACGGCGATGGTACTTTTTCTGATGCAAGGGTATTAACAATAAAAGAATTGTGTGCTATAGTGGGGTTGCCCGAAGACTGGGTAGATCACTTAGAGCATACTAAGAGGAGAGAGGGCTTTCTAAGGAAAGTTCTAGGAGAGTGCTTTCCGCCAATGATGGCGAAGGCACTTATAAATAACATCCCCACCGTGGGAAAGGATAAAGTAAATGAATAAAAAGAAGAAGAATAAGAAACAAGAAGCAGGCGCCAAAGGGCGAGCCGAAGGGTATGAGTTCGAGGAGGCGATTATAGAATGTATCAATGCAGCAGACTGTAGTGGCATAATCGCAACCAAAGCAAAGCAGATTGTTCGCGGGAATATCGCACCGACGGCAACAAGCAAGAGTGATATTGAGGTATTAAGTCCGAACAGGGTAAAGCCATATGGTGTCAGTATCAAGAATCCAAAATCAAATGGCACGACGATTCAGATGCAGGTTATCAAAGAACTTAAGCTTTTGGCTCAGTTGGGCAAAGTGAAGGAAACCCCAGAAGATGTGGTGGAATTCTTTAATTTGTTTTTCGGCGATAAGTGTAGTCAAAAGTTTCAGAGCGATTGTGATAGACTAGGAGTTGACTACGATTCTCTTGATTACGAGCATGAACAAAGGCGACAACGAGCAGTGTGGGATTCTATTCCAGTAAACCTTCGCGGTGCATTTCTAAGCTATTTCAACGATATCGCTATTAAGCGTGAAATACTAGAGGTAGTTTTTAAGAGAGGGGTGACCGCAACCGATGGAGTGGACTTCATGGTATGGTGCCAATCGTCGCTAGCGGGGAAGTCTAATGCTGACAAGCTTGTTGGATATCCTGTGGATGTCCTCATAGACGAGATTTGTAGTAGCTACGAATGGGAGCCGAACTATTACAACGGCAGAGCTTCTGCCATTTATCTTGGACCACTAGCACTACAAATGAAGGGCTCCGGAGGCATCGAGAAGGAAAATTATCATAATCCACAATTTAGAGCATCCTTGTCGAAGGTCTTGGAAGTCCTCCCGCCAGATGTGGTGGTGATAGCCCCGGCTGGCGAGATTATGCCCACCTTGTTTGAAGCAGCGGCATAAAAAGAAATAGCGAGTTGAAACACATCCATCGCCACCTGAGCAGAGAAAGTCAATAGATCCGAGCACTTACGGTCAGGCTCCTATGCTACTATAAAGTAACGACTTTTTCTGATCTGTGGCGATGGATATTCTAAGCAGATCTGATCCAGATCTGTAAAAATAAAACCTGTTATAAATCAAGAGGTTATAAAAAAAGTAAAAAAACACCGATTATATGCTTGACATAATGAAAGTGATCGGGTATAATAAAGTATGTTCAGCAATAAGGCAGAGCAACAAAGCTGGTGTCCGAAAACTTCTGAGGAAAAAGTACGATACCACATTCAACCTTCAGAGGGGCGATTAGAAGCCTGAGATGAGGAGTGTTTTATGTCAAACACGATAATTGAAAAATCAACCGGAAAAGAAATTGGACCTGATAAAGAACTAAGGCTACGGGAAGCGGCAAAACCAGGGTATGTGCCACCTCCGAGCAAAGAGTCTTACTTTCGACAGCTTGAGCTCGTCCCCGTTAAAATAGAATCTTTGATAAACCGAGATACTTTAGATTCAAACATCTCTAAAATCTTGAAGAACGGCGGTGGCTTCAAATCAGATAAATGGGATCCTCCCACCGTTGGAAGATTGCCTGATGGAACGAGGATTCTTTACGACGGAGATCACTCCAGGCACATTTTTCAGCTAGCATACCCAGACGAAGATATGATGCTAGCTAGGGTGGTGGATGTAGAAAGCAAAGGGGAGATTCACAGAAGGTTTGTCGAGAAAAACAAGCTCTGTCGTACAGACTTGAGGCGGGAAGAGGTTTTTGTCCATGAGGTCTTGTCCGGAGCCAGAGCCAAAAAGAAGCTAGCTCAACAGATCGGTCAAATGGGTCTATCGGTATATTGCTCCGGCGAGCAGAATGGAAGTGTCGGAGATCCCGACGGACCACGAGTTAAGGTCGGATCCGCTGAGACAGTCATGTCGATCCTTGGAGATGAAAATGTTTCCCTTGGGAAGGAAGCTGTTGGAATACTGAGATCAACTGGACAACTAGAAAAGCCAGAAGATAGTGCTTTTCCTAATCAACTCTTTATTGCCTTGTCTATGCTATTTATGACCCACACACCTCTCGTTAGGAGCCCTGAGTTTTCGAAGTGGTTTACGGGAATGACCTCTCAGCAATCTTTGTCACAATTTTCTCGCTCATGTAAAACCGAGGGCGGGTCGAAAGTCAACAGAGATGGGTTTTCTATCTCGATGGGGATTTTGTCAAAGTTCAAGCAGGCAAACAAGGATTTAGGCTTGGGATATCCGACCAAAAAGATTGGCAAAGATAGCTTGTTAGACCGATATGACCGAAGTTTATAATGAATTGTTTTAAAAAATAGCACACTTCTCATTTCGAAGCTTTCCCTTGGAGTTTCTTTTCCTTTCGCTAAGGGAAAGCTTTGGAACCAACTTAGGATTAGGAGATTTACATGGCAGCAAAACATTTATCAGAACGAGAAAACTGGCAGACCGATACAGGCAAGAGAGCCTCAAAAAACGAAGCAAGAACTCATTCTTTGCTTACAGAGAGCTTAAGCCCGACAGAATACTCGATAAGAAAGAAGCCTAAAATAGCTATTGGCAAAACCACAATCCAGCCTGAACTTTTGATAGAGAATCTGAGAAACGGTAAAAAGCTTGTCATTGATGATAAGCTAGGTCTCAACGGCGGAAATGCTCACGAGAGATGCTACCGGTATGTAGCTAACGGGAAAGTCGAGAAGGCAGGATATCTCCCCCTTATCGTCTTCTCTGGAAGAACTTTTGCTGCTAAAAAGCCTTTTGAAACACGTTCGAAGAAGGGAAAAGTATCTACAATAAATCCAGAAAAGTATAGAAACGAATTTAGAGAGTTCCTAGAACCAGAACAATATTTTATCCTAACCAGCTCAAATGTACGAGAACTAGCTAACACAGTCAAGAGGCGATTATCATGAAGCCATTATTCATCTGGGCTGGCGGCAAAACCAAAATGCTCAAAAAGTACCAGGAGCACTTGCCGACTGGGTTCTCTTCTTACCATGAGCCCTTCTGCGGCGGTGGCGCCATGTTTGTGTGGGCATACAAGAGGAACCCCGAAGCTAGGTTCTTTCTAAACGACATTAACGAGTCTATTGTGTCTATATACTCAGCCATCAAAGGCGACGTGGAGTCGTTTATTCTTAGGATGGATGAGTTATCAAAAGAATATCTTCCTCTCTCCAAAGAGGAAAGGAAGCAGTATTATTTCTCCCTCCGGCACAAACACGCTTACGATTATCAGCAGTGGGACAAGACAACTGAAGCAGCGACATTATACTTTCTCATGAAGACGGGATTCAATGGCATATGGCAGATAAACAAGAATACTAATGGTAGATATGGCACACCGGCAGGACTCCTAAATCAAAAAGACAAAGTTTACGATAAAGATAATGTCTTGCTTTGGAATGAAGCCCTCCAGCGGTGTACTTTGACGAGCGTTGATTTCTCAGAAACACTATCCCAGGTCGGCAAAGGCTCATATGTGTTCTTGGATCCGCCCTATAGAGGATGCTTTACTAACTACGGCACACGGTCTGATGACGAATTTCAAAAGAAGGTTGTTGATCACTTCCACTCTTGTGCCAGTAGGGGAGCTCATGCCATGCTTTCGAATAGAAAGCTTGATGACGGCTTCTTTGAGGCACTGAAGGGAGAGACTCTCTTGGTTGATTTCCCTGTCACTTATACGGCAGGCAGGAGAAAGAAGACCGATACCGGCTTTAAAGCGAAGAAAGCCGTGGAAGTGTTGATGGTATCAAAGCCATGAGTTATAGACATTGGTAGACAGATACGACAATAAAAGATCGCCCCGATTTTTTCACACCAAGCACTTACTTTTAGCTTGACATACTGGAAATGATCCGCTATAATGAATAGAAAGGCAACAGAGATGAGTAAGCACCATATAGGCGAGAAGATTTGTGATGTTATATGGGGAGGCAAGGTGGAAGTGTTAGAAATAATTGACCACTTGGAGCCCACAGTGTATAAAGTAAAAGACGAGGACGGCAATGAATACCTCCTCCCAGAAGACGATGTAGACACCCTCCAGTAGGGAACGAAAGGATACACAAGATGATTATCAAGCCAGCCGAAGGATACATAAAGGTAGATCAGGTCCAGCCCACAGAGGTGGGACAGACTGTGAATCCCCCATATGCCTTCTTCCGAGTTACTGACCATAACAAGTCTCGCTATCACTCGGGTGACATCGTGGTTGCTCTGGGCAATCAAGTCGCTTGCCTACAAGGTATTTCCGGTGAAGTAGAAAACCGAGATAAAGCTCTTCTCCTCTCTGAGGAGAACGTAGTCTGCCAGGTACTCCCTGCCAGCAAATAAACATAACCCCCAACAGAAAGAAAAGAAGGATCCGAGAATGAAAGAAAATAATAGTTTGTTAGCAGTAGCAGAGGGCTCTCTTATCGGTAAGAAGATTGATGATTGTGATATCATCATCGATAAAATCAACGAGATTGAGGCACGATGCTTGGACCGTCTAGAATCAGTCGAACAGCTCCTCAACACCCTGAAGCGGGAGATTGATTACATCCAACCCAGAGACATAAGCTAGGCTTATGAGCGATGGCACAAGAAGGATAACTTGGAAACAGGTAGAGAAGTATCTTGATTTGTGTAAGAGGTATAGTCTTGAGCCGGGCTTGGAGAAGCTGAATTACACTTTGGTTAACGAAGATTCAGCTTCTCCGCTGTCCGGCTGGTACCCTAACGATCCCAATTGTAGGACTGAAGATTATATAATCATAATGCCAGATGGAGAGCACTACCATCACGACGCATACTTAGCCAACAGCAGGAGCATGAGAGACTGGCTGTACGGCATTACCTGGTAAAAGAGAAGGAGAGACAACATGGTTTCAAAAGCTAGAAAGAAAGAACTGTTCGATGCCGTAGCCAGCCGCTACGAAGCAGAGATTGCCCGCCACCGGGTAACATTACATATGTATATCAATGAACCAATAGCTGTGGCTGATCATTCAACCATCGTGGAGGAAATCGCCGGGCTGGTAGATAAGCTTGCCTCGGCAGAAGACTCCCTCACCACCCTCCAGTCAATGAACGAGTACCTTTTCCTTGACGAAGAAGAGTAAGCCACCCGAAGAGACGACATTCGTCAATTGGTATCCCTCGGAGTCTAGCTCGTATGATCGCTCAATGGCACCAGCACCAGTTGATGAAGACCGGCGAACCTGGGCTAGTCCAAGAACACCCACCCTCAAGAAGGGAGATCTCATCCAGGATAAAGAGCATCCGGATGACTTCGGCTTGATAGTGGCTGTGGATGAAAGCAGGGAAGACCCATACAGGGTGTATGTGTTCAACCACATTGGTGAGGAAAACAGATGCTATTGGATGCTACAGTGGTATGTGGAAGAGGGCTGTGTTGTTGTATCCGAAGAGCAGCCGAGTAAAGGAGATGTTTTATAATGGCAAAGAATAAGGAACCGACTTTCCCTCGTGTGCTTAAGGAGAAGGACATAAGAGAGATAAAGAAGCATACCATAAGCAGCTATACTGATGTGAAGAACCTGCTTGAGACTCTTGATGACTGTAAGGCAAAATTGAAGCGAGAGAAGGAAAAGAATAAAAAGCTCAGGCTCAAGTTGAAAGAGTCAGAAGTCAGAGTAACAAATGTGAAGTTGGGGATAACGACGAAAGGCAAATGGAACTGTTTGTAACCGTGGTAGGGATAGGTTATGTGGTAGTGATAGTAGCCTGTATCGTTGGTATTTTTAGATTGTTTTAGAAAAGACTTGACAAAGAGTATTGTGTTATGGTAATGTTATAAGATGTATAAAAGATCGCCCCGATTTTTTCGCGGTAATTTTTCCAACGAGCCTGCTTACTGCTTATTGCTTACTGCTTAGGCTGCTAGCTCGGGAGATGCTTTGAGAGAGCCACTAAAGGTCGAGGTTGGGACCATAATATACGACCGAGAATGGCCAGACGACGTAGGCTTGATTTGCGGCAAGGACGAGGGTCGCTCTCTGTATCTGATCCGATGGTGGAATTGGGGAAACTTTAGCCCCATATGGATTAAGGCTAGCTATGTGGAACACTCCTGTAGTGAGTTGACAATGGAAGCCCTCCCTCTCTATTACGAGCGACTACAGAAATGCCACGAAAATACCGAGAAGGGGAAGCAATATTATGATATTGCCGATGCCGAGCTCGATGCTGATCTCTATGCAGCAGGCATGTTGGGGCTGCCCTACGACAGCGAGGAGGAGTAATGAGCGAGAATCGTATATATCTTTTTGATGTTGATGGCACACTGACGGAGCCTAGAAAAAGGATAACAAAGAAGGAGCTACAACTGCTTACGGAATGGCTAGCCCTCCCATCAGCAGCTCATCGCTATATTGTAACAGGCTCAGACCCAGAGAAGTTGGAAGAGCAGCTACCAAAGGAAGTCATAGCCAAGTTCACGGGAGTGTTCACTTGCCTAGGTAACCAATACTCGGAGAGTGGGAAGGTGGTATACACCAACGAGTTTCCAGAAGATAACCAGTTGCTATCTGACTGTGGTGATTTCATAAGAAAGAGCAATTTCCCGCTAAGGTATGGCAATCACATAGAGAGAAGGGTAGGAATGATCAATGTTTCATCCTGTGGTCGCCTCATACCCCATACAGAGCGAAAGAAGTATGCTTCCTTTGATAAGGTTGAGAAAGAGAGAGAAGCCTTTGTAGAGAGGATGAGCCAGAGGCACAGTGATTATGACTTTTCAGTAGGGGGAGAGATAAGCATCGACATAAGCCTCAAGGGGAAGGACAAGTCACAAGTCTTGGACTACCTACAGTCAAGCAAGGGCATCATCGGCAAAGAGATTGTTTTCTTTGGCGACAAGTGTGAGGTTGGAGGCAACGATCACTCGCTAGCCAAAGCAGTATTGTCGGCTGGCGGAACAGTGGTGCAAGTATACCACCACAGCAGCACATACGAGCATCTCTTGGAAGAATTAAGCCGAGAGTGAAAGAAATAAATATTATGAATATCCAGAAGCTAAAGAGAAAGATATTACAGATAGCATATAGAATGCTTATGGTAGAGATAGACTTCCAGAACAAATGTGATCACTGCTTTGAGAAGAAAGAGTGGCAAGGAAAAGACGGAAGCTCATTGTGTGATAAGCACTATAAAGAAACATTAGGTAAGAAGGAATAGAATGATTCATATATGTCCAATTGAAATAGCAGCAGTATTGGGAATGGTCCCGGTAATACCATACTTGATGGCAAGACTTCGAACGCTAGCCAAGAGGCAAGGCGAGCAAGCCAGCAACCAAGTAAAGATAATAAGCATCAGCAAGGAGAAATAATAAGCGATGATACAAAAAATAAAAAACATATTAGGTAGTATAGCAAACAAGATAGACAATAACCTAATGAAGACAGAGTTAGCAAAAGAGAAGTATCATATAGCATACCCAGTAATGTTATGTGTATTGTCTTATGGATTGTTTATAGTATCTACATTGTTAGCTGTAGAAGTATTGATGATGGAGAAAGCTGATCCATTAGAGCTAGCAGTTATAATACACTCAATAATCTTAGGAGCAATATGCTTGTTCGCTATGTTCAAGAGTTCCTTCTCTGTAGGAGTACATGTACATAGATACCAAGCAAAGAGGGAAGAGCAAGCCTTACAGCTAGCCAAGAAAGAGCAAGCAGAGCGGGAGAAGATTGCCTTTGTGATTACTGATATTGAGGGAGGTAAATACAGGCGATAAAGCGAGCCCAGCTTACCAGCCAAGAACTAGCCAATGAGCAGCCAATGAGCAGCCAATGAGCAGCCAAAACGGGCTTAGTTTTATTATTATATAAGGGGGGAAAGGAGTAGTTGGGGCTACAAAGCTCTAACAGTAGAAGTGGTGGTGCCTGTATAGTATAATAAGGTTATATAAATATAAGGGATAAGGGTAAGCAAGGGATACTAATGAGGTACTGGGATATAGTGAAAAAGCTAGTAGTATCTAGTCACAATATAAGTAGTCTGTCAATACCCCTTCGTTCTTTTATATAATAAATAGCTCCCCCTTGTAAGGGTACGGAATTGCTAAGCATTTTAGGGTGTGATTTATATCACAGATCTAGTGCTTTTTCTTGATTATATGCTTGACAGATAGAGATCACTCTGCTACAGTAGATCATATAGAGAGATCACTTTGGAAGGACAGATCACCATGACCAAGCACCTCACCAGCACCCAGCTAAGCATGTTACGATTCGCGGCACGAGATGTAACCCGGTTTGTTGAGCACCTCGACGACGAGATGCTAGGCGAGTTGTATGCTGCCGTCGCGGCAGAGTTGGACGACCGTGAAGCTTGCTATGCTCCCCTCTTCGAGGAGTCTAGCTATTACGACACCAACGAGGAGAGCAACTTGGACTGGAACCAGAAGCGAGGAGACCTATAATGGATATCAAAGACCTTAACCTTAACACCCTTAGCACGTACCTCAATGCCTATGAGTGGGGCAAACTGAGCGATGATCAAACCATCGACCTCTTTCAGGCATTGGTGGACATGGGCGTGATCGAGCACTTGCGCGTAGAGTATACCCGTGTTGCCGAGATGTTGATTAACAATAATCGGATCTGTGCCGACCTTAACCTGGGCAAGAAAGGCTTACTATAATGGATATCAAAGTAGGATCATTAGTGAAGAACAAGCGCACCCAGGAGATCGGTCTAGTAACCAAGCTTGGTCAGCAAGTAGCAATGGTCAATTACTGGGATATTGACGAGGGCAGGATTCAACGGCAAGATCAGCCAGGCTATAGTTGGCTAGCCACCCTAGAACACTTTCACGATTACGACTTAACTGTTTAACTTAAGAAGAGGATATAAGATTATGAGATACTACAATGAAAACATTAGCATTATGGGAACACCTTTACCTCCGAGCAAAGACGAGAATGAATGGGTACTATCTAATCCAGAGTATAATATGGATGATGATACTGACTTACTCAAATTTGCCGTCCTCCAAGAGCAGCTAGCTAACCTAGGACTAGACTATGTTTAAGCCTGGTGATATTGTAAGACATGTGCATAAGAACTGGTCCGGCATTGTGGAGAGTGTAACAGATACATACTGGTACCATGTCAAGTGGACACGAGCCGACGGTCGGCACCTAGGTCGAGCACACTGGAGCACATCACACCGAGCACAATCACTTAGCCTTATCACCACGGGAGAATCCAATGACTAACTATGAACGACACCAGGGAGTATACACATACAAAGCCATCGAGAAAGGCACATCCGTGCTTGTCTTGGATCCCCAGTCAGACCGATACCAGTGGATAGGTAAAGCAGCAGAGACATGGATCCCCATGGCACAATGGAAGAGTGTCGATGTCAAGCTGGCATTCGAAGACGGGACCACCGAGGAGTATCAACGGCGAACAGTTCGCCCAGTAACCATCACCCACTAAACCCTAGGAGCAATACAATGACAAAGATGACTGAAGCAATGAAAGCAAAGTGGCAAGAACAACGAGCAGAGCGAGCGGCTGAGATAGCAGCATGGAAGCGACCCAGCGAGTGGCGACTCGCCAATGTTGCAGAAATGGAGCGACGTGATCGAGAAGAGGCAGAAGGTCGCCCAGTACGAAAGGTAGCAATAACAATATGATCAATGACGAAACACTAGAGAACATCAAGCCACACCAATTGGTGATTAACACCAGCGGCGATCAAGCCAAGATAGGCGTTGTATTGGAAGCCGGCGAAGACGGGCGCTGCCAAGTATGGTGGGCATGGACCAAAGACTGGTCCTTCTCCATGGAAGATACAGCCAACTTGGCTCGATTCTAGAAAGGATAAATAATGTCTTACTTCAGAAACTATGATACAACAACAAAGCGGACCATCATCAATCTCGCCGCTAAGGACATTATCAATAATGAGGTCCACCTCAGAACAGAGATGCTAGACCAGCTACTCGAAGCACTCTTACACGAGAGAAACCATAGAGATAGAGAAGAGCGGGAGGCTCGGGACTTCGAACGGAATGCCTACCTCCACAATTGGATCAACGAAACTCCCGAGGAGAAATAAAACAATGTTACAAGTAACACTAAGACTGTTGTACACCCCAGAGAACCATACCTTTCCTGCTGATCTTAAGATTCTTATCGAGGCATATAAAAAGGATTTAGAACGTGCCGTATCTCATAGGGATCAGTATGGCGGCAAAGGCAAAACCTATGACCGCTATAAGCAGAACATCAAAGATGCAAACAATGCCATCTATAACTTAGAGAAGCAGTTAGCTCTCTACCAACCGTACGTAACACCCGATGGTGAAATTTACCAAGAACCCACCCAACAAGGAGAATAACATATGCCCTGGTCTTATAATACAATCGATTATCAAGGAAACAAGATTGGTTCCATCTTTGGACTACTCACTTTTATGAGCGAGTATAGAAATTTAAATGATGAACAGAAGGAAGAGCTAGGTAAACTCAAGCAACGATACTACCTACATAAGTACATCACACCATCAGACATCAAGATGGTATTCGGTATGATTGAGGATACCAAGCAGCTCAAGAAGAAGCAAGCTAAGACAAAGAAGAAGCCACCAACCAAACCCAAGGAAGCAAGCAAGTCATGACACCAATCGATATCATAGTAGGCGGAGCCCTAGGTGTTATGAGCATCGGCATCGTCAGCATAATCATCATCGCAATGAACAATGTTTAATCGCGATACATAAAGAAAATAAAAAGGATACCCAGATGGAAGACAACTGTTACAAGTGTGAAGCAAATGAATACGAGAGTACAATCATTGAGGACGAGAAGGGTAAGCTAATATGTACAGACTGTTACGACGACAAGAGCAGCAAACAGAAGAGCCGTGAAGCAAACAAATTATTTTTCTAAAGTAAGGGGAAGAGCAAGAGGGGGGGTACCACCCCCCTACCCCGAATCTATGTCCCAATGTAAGCTATGCTGGCAACCGGCGCCT